TTTGATCTTTGTGTTAACAGCTTTGCCAACAAGCCAAGCCGCTAAAGTCGCAAAGAAAATTTTTCCTAAAAGGTTGACTCTCAATTCACTGATTACTTCTTTTTCTTCTTTCACATCGACCTCGCACAGTACGCTATTACTAAATAATGCGATGGCCAAAAAAAATGCCATTTAAGTGAATCGACGCAAACGACTTGGTGTTTGAGCACGTGCACGGCCCTCCATCGCTCTTATATCAGGAGTGTTCTGATGAGCAGCGCGGCTCGCAGTTTGTCCTTTTTCGTTACTATCCTTAAGCTCTTTAGAGATCCTCTCTATGAACCATCGTTTATAAGAGACAGGCATGTTATAGACTTCTCTATAAAGGAACCCACCATAATACATCAGCAGAAAGGTGGGTTCCAATATGAGTAGTTCTCTATCTTCCGGCCGAAGGCCAAAGAAAGTTGACACCGAGCGGCATCGCTACCTCCTCGGCATGACCGCAAGATGGACAAGAGGTATCCTGCTTCATAACAACACCTGGTTCATTATCACGAATGTAGTTACGGAGTTCGAGGGAGTCACGAGCTGGCATGTTACGAATAAAGTTTGCAATCTTCGCACGATCCTCAATACCATCGATAGACACAATGGCATGGATTAAACTTGTCGTCACGTTGGACTCTGTTGACAAACCAAGCTTCTTTTGCTTCTCAGACATTGTCATAATCTCTTCCTCATCCTTGCCGGTAAGGAAGCGGAATTTAACAACCTTCTTGCTTCTTGGTAATACGTACTCAAAGATGTTAGAACCTTGAGCAACAGGTTCAATTTCAAGACGACGAATTGGTAACTCGGCAAGATTAAAATCGTGCGGGGCCTTTGTTCCACACTCTTGGCATTCAATCTCAGCTTTGTACTCTGGACCATAACCTGTAATACGGATGGCCACCATAAGTGCATTACGATCTCCACCGAGAAGATCATGAGGGTTGATTGAACGATCAACAAGACAGGACTTAATAAGCTCTGTGATAACCGTACCCTTCTTAATAAGCGCACGAGATGTAAGAATATCTTCTTCACGAGCCGTCATTGAACGGATCTCAACTGACTCTGAACCGTAGAGAGAAGAATTTTGTGGATAAACCTTACCTGAAGAAGGAAGTGGAACGACCTCAAGAGGAATATCCAAACCAAACTCGGCCTTCACCTTCTCGGCGGCAGTCTGAGTTGGCATGCGAGGATCAACACCGGCAGGAAGCTGATTTCCACCAGTAAAAACTGTATTGCGCTCACGCGTTTCTGTGCTCATCTATTTTTCCTTTGTCTATGGAAGCTGGTTAATAATAACCACCTCATCTGATGGCGTAAATAGAAGGCTGTTAAAATTAGCTACCAAAAATATTGCATCTACTACATCCCACGTAACAATTACAGAATCACATGCGCCTAAGTAGAATACTTATAAGCCGTAATGTCTCTGAATAATCCATATCCTCACGAGGGCTACGTTCCTGCATACCAGGTTTCTGCAACGCCCTTCGTGACTTCATCGACGATAACTCTTGGTCAAACCAAAGAAATCAACTTTGGTTCGGTTTCACGATTTTTAATCATCAAGAACACGGGAGCAGCAACAACAGCTCTTGCTATTGGTTTCACACAAAATGGATTAAAGACAGCGACTGCGAATTATTTCATCCTCAGCGGTTCTGATTCTTTCTCGGCTGAATTAAAAACAGACAGAATCTTCCTTTCCGGCGCTGTCGGGGCCAGCACAACATTCAGCGTTGTTGCAGGATTAACATCCGTTCCTTCAAAAAACTTCCTATTACTAACGGGCTCAAACGGATTCCCAGGCGTCGGCTGAGGTCTAAGTATGGCCAATGGCTTCGGACAAGGGTTTCTAAAAAACAGCCTAGTATTAGGTGGCGGATTTAATTTCGGTTTTTATACACCACCCTCAGCAATACCGCAGTCAGGATTATTGCTGCACCTCGACGCAGGCAACGCCACATCGTATCCTGGGAGCGGTAATACCTGGTTCGACTTGGCCAGTTCTCCGACCGCAAATGACGCTACTTTAGTCAACACGCCCACGTATTCGACCAACAACGGCGGTTACTTTACTTTCGCAAAAGCGTCAAGCGAAAGCGCGACTGTTTCAGGTACGAATGTCGTCCCATCTGCAGCATACACAAAAGCTGTGTGGTTTAATTTGACTGATACAGCTAGCGATAACAATCTCGTAAGCAGCGATCCAGGTGGACACTTTATGTTCTTCGGTAGCACGAATAAATTGTACTGCGGACACGCAAACTGGACTGCTGGGCTGGGTTATTTTCAATATCCGTCCACCGCTAATTTTTCTGCAAATATCTGGTATCTTGCAGTGCTGACATACACAACAGCAGATGGCATGACGCTGTACATCAATGGAACTCTTGACAGCACTTATACGGCAAACAAGACCGCACATATCGGTGATGGTTCGACCAACATCGGAAGATTTGGTGCAGGAAACTTTCTCAACGGTAGTATCGCACAAGTGCTCACATACGATAGAGCTATCAGTAGCGCAGAAGTCACAAGCATCTATGATGCAACCAAGAGCCGCTACGGACTCTGATTCAAAGTAAACCGCAAACGTAGTATCCGCTAGGCAACAACTGGCTTGTCTTACAAACGCTTTGTATCCACTTCTTATCACCATTTGGTATCAATGGACACACGGTAACATTTGGAATACAAACAACAAACTTCTGATCATTGAACTGATAATTACAACTATCTTCGCACGTCACTTGGTCATAGACTGAATATTGTTTACCATTGGCGAAGAACTGCTTGCGACGGGCACAACATACCTTAGTCGCTCCACAATCACTCTCATCTTGACAGTCTATACGAGTCTCGGGACCAAAGCCCCACTGAAGCGTGTTACAACCATCATTGTCTAGTGGTCCAGTAACACACTTGTTCTGCGGACCATCAAGGAGATTCAAGTTATCCCAGCAGCACGCTTCCCCTTTATCAAGATTGCATGTCAATCCAGAACCACAATCGATGGTCTTTTGGACCGGCATTCCTGTAGAAGAGCTAGACGCGACGGAAGTAGAAGAGCTTGATGCCGTAGAGGAAGTCACGCTCACAACACTTACATCAGCTGTAGAACTCACAGTTATTGAAGTTGAAACTGAAACCATAACGCTGCTTGTATTGCTGGCGCCTCCATTACCACCAAATCCACCCGATGAAGTGCTGGATGAATTTGCTGTCATTGATGTTCCTCCGACACCAACATTTGCATTTGAATAGGGCGCGCCGAAGAACATCTCACCATCCGCGCTACAGGCCATGACCAATAGACCAACAATAACTGCCCCGAGAATGCCCTTGTTTATCATCCGAATATTCCTCTTTTGATATATCGGTAAATATATCATAGATTTTTTTAACCTTCTTCCATGTGACATAAATCATGGCAGGGGGCGCACAGGACAGTCCCAGGAATATTCTGCTCAATGTGGTAGTTGGTAATCCATTCGGATATTTGAGATTTTAATTGAAAGGATTCTCCTGGTTCTCCGAACAACTCTACCGCCTTGTGCAGAATTGTTGCAAAACGCTCGCCACTGTGGTGGACCTCCAGGTCTGCCGTAGAACCACATTTGGCGCACTGGAAATCGCTCTCTTTCAACTTCGGAAAGGTCCAACGACTATACAGGTGAGACCGGACGAGAGGTTGCAATGCAGAAGTGCCGCCTTTCCAATGTGGATGAGAAGAACCTGTGAGAGATGGGATGGCACCAGATAAACGATTCTCACTCATAAGTGAAGAATATCTTTCGCCGTGGCGTTCACTAATCTTTTTCCCTAGCTCAGCGATGCGTGAATCGTTCTCTTTTGTTTTTCCTCGATTCCACGGATCTTTACTCCATAATCCTTCATCACGACGCTTTTTTAAACTCTTTGCTCTAGCTACTTCGTTGTGTCCCCAGTTGTTGTGCACTCGAGAAGCGTGTCCTAGAATATACTCTGAAAATCCTTTTTGAAGTGTCAAGAACTTTGTGGTCTCACCGCAACCACATGCGCAAGTAGGTTCTTTACCTTCAGGTAAGAATAGTAGGGTGTATAATTTTTTCGTGGGAAGATTGTGCTTTTTTTGGCAGTGAATTCGGAGAGAATCCAATTTGTCAGATGTGTAATCGTTACAAACAGGGCACTTAAAAGACGAAAGGTCCATGGTAGTAAATATACCACAGACCTTTTGACTTGTATATTCGACAATCGCTCAAAATTGAAGTACACAATTATCGAAACGGAGTGTCATGGAGATTTCCGTTGGACCGCCGTCTTCGTAGGTGACATCGCCGAAGTTGGCTTCTGTGATGAATGCGCCCTTGATATCCCAGAGCTCAACGACTGTGCCGACTGGATCGAGAAGCTTGAGTTGGATGTCACGCTTGTAGAAGTCTGCGTAACCTGAGCGACCGGAGACGGATTCGAAGTGGGTACGAACCCATTCCATGACCTGTTGCGCACCGGATGGAGCGATTGGATCGTGGAGTGTCACAGCCATTGTACCGAAGGTTGTTTTACCTGCGAGGTAACGACGACTGTTGATGAATGGGACTTCAACTTCTTCCGTTGTGATTGTTGGACGAGCTGCTGTCTTCACGATATAAGCATCGATACCTTCGATCATGAGGACCCAACGGTTCTTGCGCTTTGGCTCGAACTTGTTTGGAATCATCGATGTAACGTCTAATGTCTCTGCGGCCATGTTCTATTCTCCTGTCACCTGTTTTAAGTATACGTTTCAATATGAAAAATCAAACCAATTTAACTAGATTCTCACTGCACCTGGTTGAGGTTGTTGGCGACGACGAAGTCGAGGCTGACGAACTCGATGCTCTTCGTTGGTTGGACGAAGATCTTGCCACGGACAGTGTTGTTCTCGATGTCGTTCTGCGTCGTCGTGGACGAATCGATGATGACGCGGAATCTCTCGAGACCTGCGAGAGCTTGAATTCTCTGGAGACGTGGGGTAACGGCAGCAGAGAAACGAGCGAGGGTTGCTTCGCGATTTTGTTCGAAGATGATTGTTTGAGCAATCTCGCGAACCTGACGACGAATCTCGATGAGGAGACGACGAACGTTCACTCTATCAAGAGCCGATGCGGCGAGCTGGAGCGTTTTTTGGCCCCAGACCACGAGCCCGGAAGATGGATTCAAACCGGACTTTGGAGCGCCGACGAAAGCAATGAGTGGGTTGATACGCTCATCATAGAGTGAATCAAGGTCCTCATCCTTGAGTCTGACGCGAGCCTCAAGAGCAGCCTGTGGAAGGGCGCCGCGGGTGAAACCAGCTGGTGCGAACCATGGATGACCCACTGCATCGTTCAACGAAAGAGCGCCGAGAACGAGCACTGATGGTGGAACAAAGACGTTGTTGCCATCGGGAGCTGCGTAGAGAACGTCTGGGAAGTAGGCCGCGGCGAAGGAAGAATCGAGGTTACGATCCTTGAAGCTATTGACCGTGTTGGAAACAGATGCAATCTGCGTATCCAAACGAACTTCATTTTCAGCTGCAGTTCCGTCTTCAGTGTACTGCTCGATATCCATGAGATAGAGAGCGTCGAATCTTTCTTCCGTCGCAACAGTAGCATAATCTGTTACTATTGGATGACGGAGGCCTGGGATAGCAAGGAGTTGAACATCGATATTTGTCGTGTTCTTCATGATATCCACTGCCTTAGTGTACGCTTTGACGTTTGGTCCGTCATTGAGGAGACGGCCATTGCCAAATACCATATCTGAAGATACTGCGTTGTTTGTGAGTTCTGCCTCATCCTTGTCGAAGATGTTAACACCATCGAATCCGCCCTGGAGGAAGAACGTGAACTTAGCGAACTGGCGATTCGCTGTGTCCGCAAGATCTTGTGTTCCGAATGCGCGGGTCTTGTTAGTTTCGTTCGAAGCGATTACACCATTACGAACGTAGACGGCTTCATCCCACTCAAGGACATCCGCACGGGTTGTGGAACCTGTAACAACTTGGATGTGCTCAAGGCTAAAGATATTGTTACAGAATCTATCTGAATCAATGATGCCGTTAGCAGCTGTATCAGCAGCACCAGCGTTATCACCAACGAGGACAGGCTTCTGAACAGTTGCAAAGTCTGGGAAGTACTTAGCAAAGGATTCAATGCCCTTGTTTGCGAGGACCGAAGCGTTTGGCTTTGTAATAAGCTCAACTTGCTCGAACTGAACACCCCAGTAGTACTTGGTGTTTGCAGTCTCAACAGCAGAATCCACGGTGCCATCAGTAACCTTCTTGCGGAATGGAACCGGTGGTGTCACGGACTTACGAAGGACGTTAACGTCGAGTGTCGCACCAGATTGTGCGATATTGTTATTTGCGAACGTGTTTTCTGGCAACGCAGCGAACGTAGCAGAACCCGACGTCACGAGATGCGCTACACCACGAACGCCCATTGGAAGAGCCGTTGGATCAACGAATCCATTCTCAACGTCTGGATGAACTTCAACGCGAATGTAGTTGGAGTTGTTTGAATACGCACCTTCGATGACGAGCTTTTGTTCTTCAATCGCACGATCGAAGTCGAAGTAAGCGTTTAGATCGCCAATGACCTTCGCAATGTAGCGGCCGGATGTTGGGTTGAGATCGCAAACGAAGCTTTCGCCTGTCGCGATGAGGGTTTGCGTCGAATCGCGGTCGCTCCACTTTCTAACCTTGACCGTGAATGAACCATATCGGTTCATTGGATCGATAGAAGGAGTGATATTTTCGATGGAAATCTTGTAGAGGTTGGAGATATCCTGACCGGCATCACGGGCATGGAACTTGAAAAGGTTGACAGGCTTACCACCGAACTTTTGAGAGATAACCCATGGAGACTTCGCATAACCAAAGCGATCTTCAAAGTTCTCAAAGTTTGGAACAGTTGTTGAACCGACGTTGCGAGCAAGAGAAGAAGTTACGAGGAATGCTGAAGGTTCCTCTCCCGTCTTACCAATTGTGCCACCTGCGCCGAAGGAACTCGAGAGAATTCCTGAGCCTGTTACAGTGCCGAGGGCCGTATGAACGTCCCAGTTTGCATAGAGGTAATATCCTTTTTCTTGGAGCTTGAGAGGATCTCTATTAAGGACATTGGCGAAGTAGTTGTTAGAAGATGGATCAAAAGAAGCCGTAATAACATTGGGGCTATTTACGTCAAGACCCTTGTGGCCATTAAGAAGAAGGACGAAGTCCTGCTTAGAAACGGAGTTCTGGGTGAGGACAACAGATCCAACTGTCGCACCTTTTGGACTATTCTCCACATTACCGATCTGCGTCGAACTAGGAGCTGAAGAAACCGCACCTGCCAACGAAGAAGAGAGTGCGAGAAGGACACCGGATGCTGCCATAACAACGCCACGGATGATTGGTGTTGCTGTGTTGGAACCAGCAGCCTGCAATCCTGCGTCACTAAAGTAAGTTGAACCAACAGATTCTGACATGTAGCAACCGAGAAAGTATGTTCTTCCTGGTTGTCCATTTGTATTCGCATATGGATTTGGAGCAAGGGCGCCGACTGTTCCTGAAGGCTGTTGCTCACCAACAACGAAACCTGAGTTTGTGACCGATCCAGGATATGTCGCAGTTGAGCTTTGACGCTCAAGACCGTCGCCGACGCCAAGAACACGAAGATAGGTTACAGCCTGTGCATTACGCAACCACTCAAGAACCGCGATTGGTCCAAAGTACTTGCTATCGACTGTTCCGAACTTTGCTTCGAAGTCCGAAAGACGACCAACAGTGATTGGCACGAATGCCGGTCCCTGTTTTGCTGTACCAATGATACCTGCAGGAACGCCTACAGGTTCTGGAGATACTGGTCCTGAAATATCGATTTCGTTTGCTGTTACGCCTGCTGCGCCGAGTTTTAGCTGTGCCATCTACGATGCTCCATTCTAGCTGCTAACTTAACTATATAGTTCTTCTTAAATTTTTCACACGAACTGTACGCCCGCGTTAGTTACGATAAAGTCGATTGCGATGTACTCGATCGAGCGAGTTGGGACAACGACGATTCTACCGTTGAGGCGGTTGAGGTCGATATCCTCCTGGGTGTTGTTTGTCTCGTTCATCACAACCTGGAAGGCCTCAAGACCGGCTTGTGTTTGGATTAAACCAAGCTGGAAAACTGCGTCTGAGACGAAGCGATTGCGGACTGCAGGGGTGTTTTGTTCGAAGACAATGCGCTGTGCGATTCCAATCACGATTCGCTTAACCTCGAGGAGGAGGCGACGAACGTTAACGCGATCAAGCGCTGACTTGGAGACCTGCAAGGTCTTTTGACCGTAGATCACGAAGCCGAGGCGTGGGAATGTCGCGATTGGGTTGATACGTGAATCATAGAGACGATCACGATCGCCGACGTTAAGACGAACCGCAACGTTGGTCACGAAGTCGAGAGCTGCGCGGTTGAAACCAGCAGGAGCAAACCATGGATAAGACACACGGTCATTGAAACCGAGCGCTCCAAGGGCTGCAACTGAGGCAGGAACCTTTACTCTACGGACATTCGTTTGATCATCGACGTAGACATCTGGGAAATACGTAGAAACGTAGTTGTTATCGATTGCTCTAGCGTCGAATGCGTCCACCGTCTCAGCAACTGATGGTTTCTCTGTCGAGTCATCATAGAGACGATATCCATCGTCATTATATGCTGGAATATCCATTAAGTGGAGTGCAAGACCGTAGGCTTGTACTTTCTTAGATGTTAGATCGTTGATATATGGTTCACGAACGCCTGGGACGTTAAGGATGTTAATACCGACGGAGTATGGATCCGTCATGATATCTACTGCTGCATTATAAGATGCAACGCCATTGTTATCCTTGCCGGTGCCATTGACTGCTGTTGAGAAGCCCGATGGAACGTAGCTTGCTGCAGCGCCTCCTGTGGAAAGAGTATCTGCATCGAAAGAAACAGACTTATCATTGAGACGGCGAGCATCGCGATCTAGATAGTTGACACCATCAAAACCGCCATACATGAAGGTGGTGAACTTTGCGAATGGTGCGAAGCGGTTGTAGTTTGCAGCGCTTGTCTTCGCAAGAAGTGTTGCTAATGTCACACGGTTGGTCACAGTACCATCAGAAACTGTGTAGTCTGTTGAATCAGGCGTTGCATTTCTAATGTATGCTGCTTCCTTCATATGAGCAGAAGCTGAGCCTGTTACGTCGGTTGTTGAAGTGTTGCTTAATGCAACCTTGGCAAGGCTGAACTTGTTGCTATTGAAGAGATCGATGTTCGACCCAGTGTGAAGAGCGTCAAGCTTCTCAATGCCCATGAACTTTGTTAATGAACCAATAAGCTTGTTCTTTTCGCTGATAACGTTTGGATTAAGAACATCGTTAGCAAGAGTTGTGGCGTTTCTTTCAAACTTAACACCCCAGTACAAGGATGGAAGTGTAACTTCCTTTGAGCCTGGTGCACCGGCAATTGTGCTTGTTGTCGAAACTTCTCCTCGCGTAACCTTATAACGGTATGGGATTGGAGGAAGAATAGAACCAGAAAGGAAGTGTGTGCCAGTGAGACCGGTTGCGCCGAGGCGACCGGATCCAATTGCAATTTGAGCAAGAGCGTTAACGTTGTTGTTAGTCTTGAGCAAAGATGGTCCATGGAAGCCGAATGGAAGAGCTGTGTCTGGAACAAGCTTCTTCTCGACTAACTCAGACATGATTACGCGAACATACTTGGAGTTGTTCGAGTACTTACCTGTTGCGACAAGGCGACGCTCGCGTGGGTCGATTGCATCGAAATGGTAATAAACCTTGCGATCACCGACAAGCTTTGCGACATAGTTGTCCGAATCAGGATCAAGAGTACAGTTGACGAACTCTTCAATAATAACTGGGCTTATATCGGAATCACTCCAATCGCGAATCTGGAGGTTGAACGTACCATACTTGTTGGTATTGTCCGCTGAAGCTTTAACGTTCGCAATTGAGATCTTGTAGAGCGAGTTTGCATACTCACCATCATCAAGAGCTTCAATCTTAAAGAGATCATACTCCGTCGCACCGAACGGTTGCGAGATGAACATTGGAGTCTGTGGCGCCTTGAAGCGTGTGTTATAGGAACCAAAGATTTGACGATAGGTGAGTGTTGCATCACCCGAGGAATTATCTGTCAATCCGGAGCCCGACAATATCGCGATGTAGTTATCTTCTGCAACTTCAGCGACCTGAGCGTCGACAGCAAAGTCAGCGGCAAGATAGTGTTGGTACGTGTAGAACTTGTCTGGGTCTGTGTTGAGAACCTTTCCGAAATAATCATCGGCAGTTGGGTCGAAAGAAGCTGTCAAGATTTTGACGCCTATTTTTCCTTCATCATTTGCAAATGTTGCACCTAAGGAAGAAGAAATAAGAATCTTAACCTTTGGCTTACTGTTGATGTTTTTAGCTTGAGCCTCGTCATCGAGAGTTGCGATAGAAGCACCGGCCGGGACAGCCTCGGTTCCATTTAGCACAAAGAGACGTGCTGTTGAAGGAACCATGACCATACCGCGGATAATGTTAACTTCACTACCAGCTGTGACACCAGGGAAGGAGTTATTATCGCTAAACATTGGCATACCGTAAGCCTCATTGGCAGACAGCGTGTGTTGAGCAGCAATGAATTGAACAACTTCGGTATGGCGTGTATCAGCTACAGCGACCGTGCCAGGAAGCTTGAAGCCTGCGTTGTTAACTGTTCCCTTTGTCGCTGTATCATCAAAGTGTGCAATTGTTGTATTTGCACCAGCGCCAAGAACACGAAGATACGTTAAAGACGTACGGTTCTTGAGGAACTCGTTCACCGCGTAAGGTCCAAAGTACTTGGGGTCGAGGTTACCGAATGCTGTAACGAACTCATTGAAATTTGCAACTGTTACTGGCACGAATGCAGGACCTTTATTCGCTGGTCCAACAACACCTGCTGGTGTACCTATTGGGCCACCAACTGCAGGGGCGGAAAGGTCAATTTCACGTTCATAAAAATTGGGAGATCTAAAAACTTGCTCAGCCATTACCATTCTCCTTCACGGTCGATCAAGCTATAAATATCTCGCAAAAATCGATAAATCAATCAATAATGTATTTTAGTTAAATAGAACCAACCGGTATGATCTTTAAAGCTTCAAGATCCGCAGCTGAATAAACAGTCTCGCCTGTCGCAGCATTGGTCTTGATAATCTTTACGTATTTAACTTGATTTCCACCCATATCAAGTTTTTTGTATACACCAGGATTAATACCCCGTGGATATGATTTTAATGCTGGATCATTGGCGTCCACATTTTCTTGTGAATTAGATGGCTGTATCACTTGTGACCTCCAGCCAGGTCTTCTTTGGTCTGTTCTTAAATTTGGTTGCTCATCTAAAGGTAAGGTAGGATCATCGCTACCAAGAGTGTAATTGTTAGAAAATTCTTCAGGAGCTGCATCACCAATATCAATTGCTAAATTGAAATCAATAATAGGAGAAGAAATATATCTCTTAACAGGTATTGGTACCCCGGGTGCTGAAGATGCCCAAACGTAAGCAGGAACTTTAAGCTGAATTTTACACTTAATGTATCTTTCAGCAGACGACATATCATCAAAATTCGTCTCAACTGCAAATCCGCCTCCATCAACTGAAGCAATAAACCAATATCCTTTAGGCGTTATTAGTTTCCATGATTGCGCTTGTGGTAAAAATGAAGACATGAGTTTTTCTACAATTTGGTTCATGTGTTGCATATATTGCGCCCAAACTGTTACTTCATATTGTGCTGTATAAAACTGTGGAGCAGGTACAACTAATGTCTCAAAAATATTATTCGTTCTATTCGCAGCTAATAAAGCACCAGAACGAACGTTAGAATCATTCTGTAAATTACCAATATGTCTATCAGTTAAAAGCTGATTGGCCACCATCTTCATTGAGCCTGTCACTGCAAGATTAGTTTGATTAATAAGAAGGTTTCTATTAATCAAATTTTGATAATCCCTATCAGAGGAGTCTAACCTGCGTCGTACCACAATCTCGCCTGTCTGCTGATTTATGCCACGTCCTGCGTAATCTTCTGGGCCTTGATTGAGGCTCATTCTTGCAATCGTTATTAGCGGTAAAATTAGTGTGTTGTTTTTATCACGAAGAGGACGACCCTTCTTTAAAAGAGCCCATTTTTCACCAGCAGCAAAAATAATTGGAACTTTCTTCAGCTCTGCGCCTTGGATACCACCAACCATCGGTTGAATTTCTTTATCAAAAAGATTGAATAAAGATGTGTCAACATCCTCGACTCCGCAAGACGGTATTGATAGTTCAGACTTTACGTTTCCATCATAACCAGACTTTACGCCAGGAACTCCGTAATTTTTTGCGTCTATTGCGTCAAATCTAGTAGTCATAATCAATCCTCATCATAGAATGAAGAACCTTCGTAGAATCCAGAACCAGTATTAGTTCCAGGTGCATCTCCCTTTGGAGATACTTCTTTAGGACCTGTTAAGGGTTCATCAAGAACACCATTTTTAACAAGATCCCTAACGTCTCCTGTTGGATTACCATCTTGATCCACAGCTTTACCTCTTTGCTGAACGAACGTCGTTTGTACAGCATCTGAATCTGTGTATTTGATGTCTGTTGGTCCAATAATCGGCGCCGTAAAAAGTCCTTCGCGAGACTTAATGCCGATTAAACGTACACCATCTCTATGCTCTGCAGCGCCATACATGTTACGCATGAAGGAACGTTCTGTTATCTCATAGAAGATATCCGAGAAAGAAAAAAAGTCTCCGATGTTAACGCTGATTCCTTTTTCTACAAGATCGCGGTGCTGGATATAGACTTCAATCTTATACTGCGCGTCGATACCAAATTTATCGATTCGAGTGTCTGTCTGAAACTCGTTATTCACGAGAGCATCAATGATTATGGGTTGATCGAAAATCTTCTTAAGAGCTTCATTATAGACTTCGTGAGTCTGCGTGCGGATCTCAGAGATCGGATAGTAAATGATCTTCTGACCTACAACATCCTTGATTATCTCCTTTGTTATATCAGAGATAAAGTTGTATTCACGCGGCGTAATGAATAGTCTCGCCATCCTTTACCTCATCCGATCGTTATTCCCTTGCCAAGTGGCATCGGGATGTATCTTAGTTGCTTCTGAAGATTCTCAGCTGCTAATGCGTCAGCTTCCAGCAACTTCTGATGGGTTAAGTTTGCGAGGAACTCCTTCATCTGTGTGATAAGCTTTTCTTTGTCTTCACGACCTTGAGACACAAGAGACTCACCGTTTAATTGTAGATCAGCATTGGGGATAGGAATACTTTGGAATTTGGAACGAATTAAACCAAGTAATTCTCTACATAGAGCCAGCGTATATTGTCGAATCCATTGACGTCCAGGTTGATTAATTGATGTGAATGGGATATTTCCTAATGGGAATGTATTTGGTCCTGAAATACCATTCAATGCGTCATCAGTATACGCTGGATTATATGGGTCTTTTGGTGGCATCACCTTGATGTATAATCTACCCACCTGTAGGTCAGAAACCGGTATAGGATAAATCCTGAGCTTGGTACCTAATACTTCATAGGAATAATTTGAACGACGTACTCTGAAGGCACTCTCGAGCATTCCGCGACGGAGAACATCTTCGAAGATTGGGAGGACGTAGAACACCGTCGAGTTGACGTACGATTCATAGTTGAAGTTTGTGGCCAGGAAGTTCGTGATGTTCGAGGCATTGAGAAGGAACGTCTGTGCCGCCAACGGTTCAAAGTGGAAGACCTCCACAATCTTCATCTTGCCCTTTGAACCTGTCGGAATAGAATCAAACACGTTGCTACCGGCGAGAGTACCGGATGCAATTTTTAACTCTGAATAAATGTCGTAATCTTGACGATTGTTTTCAAGGTCAAGATAACCTAGAGTTGCGTTGTAAGAACCTCCGACGAAAGATTCATTGGCATATGGTTCAGCTTTACGAATCAAAAACTCAAGGCTGGATTGTGAATACTTGTTGGTAAAGTCTTGACCATCTTTTGGTAAACCAAGGACGTTTGTTAACTCAGACGTTATCTTGGTCTCATGGATAAGACGGCTGTACTCACAACATGCCTCTTCAAAACAGGCCCAAATTTCTTTTTTCGTCAACTCGACTGAAAGAACATCATCACCAAGCTTACGCTTGACAAATGTAATCATCGCATCGGCTTCAGTTTGAAATATCGTATCAGAATCAAAGAAGCCGAAAGGAGTAGGGCTGACAGTGCTTATGAAGCTGGGCATGGTTCTCTAAAGAATAAGTATTCTTGAGCCCATACTTAATTTACGACTTGAATATTTCTTGCAGCGTTTCTCTTATAAAGAGCCGCAAGTTTTCATCAATATCCTCTTCTTCAATCTCTTTTTTAGTTTCTTCATCTTCAGAAACTGAAGAGCTTTGTGTCATCGTTCGACGCGCGCCAAAGGGCATGTAACCTGTCATCATCTGCTTCACGCAGATAACTATGCATTACATTCCATAAATGAGAGCTTGAACAGCTGTCTTCACTCGTTCCTGAAGCTCTTTTGGAAGAGCTGATAATAAAACGTAAGTTTCAGGCTTTAAATAAGAAGACGCTGTTCCACCTTCAACAAGTTCGGTGGTCGCACGAACACCTACTCTAAGTGTCAATGGCGCAGGACTTCTATGGTTGTGAATTAACGGTTGGTACAGATCTACGTCTTGCATATTATCCTTTTAGTACTTTTTGATTCCCACCTAAATTTTCGCTCAATAGATTAAATTGCTCACGAAGAACAATAAGCTGTTCTTTTAATTGAGAAACGTCTTGTCCTTGTTGAGATTTTTCTTTGATCAAAGATTCAATTGAAATAATTTGCGAAAGTAAATCTTCTGTTGCAGCTGACATATATTACCCCTTAATTCACTTATTTTCATTTTTAGAGGATGGCAAATTAATAGACTTTAGCTCATCCTGTAAGGATGCAACTTTCTCTTTTTCACCTTTCATCCAGTGCTCAAATTTATTTTGCTTCATTCCGTCTTCCGTCTCTGAAAGAATTTCTAATAGAGCACCTTCCATCTTTATCTGGATTTCCTTGGCTTCGACGCCAGGATTTCTCACAACCATGTTGTAAATAACAAGAAATTGACTTGGCGTTAGATTAAGATTCATTTTTCCTCCACTTGAACTGTTTTATCAAGCTCTAATAACTTTTCCCAAGTCGCTGGGAAAGATTCGACTTTAAATACAATCCAACCAGAAATTACTTTAGCGTGCAATTCTGATTCTTTGCGAACGAGCTTCGTAACGTCTAGGATTAAATCATCATCTTTCTCGCCGAGGCAAATATCCAGCATACCAGAGATTCCATCTTCAAACTTGAGGATTTTATTCTTTCCCTTGTAAATCACTGGTAGAGATTCGAGTTGTTGTATGTCTGAGAAAGTTAATTGGTAATCTCCATCTAACTTCTTTTCTTCATAAGCATGCTCATCAAAAGACTGTGCATCGTCCTCTAGTGATTCTTCCTGCCAAGGACAATCTTCTCCATCGTCTTCGAGGTGCTTGATAAATGCAGTTCGATCTTCAACATCAAGTGTTGAACCGATTAAATAAGCCGACAGCTTATTATAGAGTCTATTAAAATTTTCAACGCTTTCCCAATCAACGCTGTTACTCATTTTTGCGTTATGTAGAATGTGCGTTAATAACAAAACTTCTGATTTATCAAGCTTCATTTCAAGGCCCTCTAACGCCTTAAGCCGGCTCCCCTTTCGAGAAGTCCGGCCTTGAGGACTTTATTACTTACTTTTTAAATCAGTAAGCAGCGCCGATCTCTCGGTAGTGCTTCTGAAGCGTACGGTAGAGTGTACGGGCCTCGCGACCATCAAACTGAACAACCTCGCCCTTTGGGAAGTCGATGTAGAGGTTCGTCGACTCTGTGCGTGGGTTCGTGCTGACTGCAACTGAAATCGTGCGCTCGTCGCGACGGGCGGTCTCAGTGCGGGTCTTGCCGGTCCGATCCTCACGGGTGCGGATGACGGCGTTGCGGTTCTGTGAAACAAACTTGCGATTCTTACGTGTCTTCATAAAAATATTCTCCATAGGACAAGAGCATTTTATTGAGCTCTCGTTGTATGAGATTACAGTACACAGTTTTGCTCCATGTGTACAAATGGAGATATTGGAAGCGAATCAGCCCTTCTTCTGGTGAGACGTAACTTTCGCCAATGAACTCATCATAACAGGTCGATCCATCACACCTGTCAGATCGTTAATCGCCTCGATGACTGCAGTAAGATCCTGTTGCGACTTAATGTTTTTCAAAGCATCGAGTAGTGTTTGGTTACCTTTGATCAGATTAACAACGAGTTTGCTGTGTGCGGTCTCAGTGTGACCTGAATGGACGTTGACGATCTCACGCTCTTGAAACGCTGCAATCTCCTCAGAGATAATCTGACGTAATCTAGATTCAGATATCTTCATAAATCAACCTAAGGCTTTCGTAACCTTCGCGGTATCTGATGTTGAGGTTTTTTCTTCGCTCATCATGCTTGAAACAATCGCCATCGTTTGAGTCCAGTATTGCTTTAATTGAGTGGCGTCGATCGCCGCAGCTTTTGGATCAATATCATCGATAATCGCTGCAAGAACTTTTAAATTCTTTGAGAAACTGGCGAGGTTGCTTGGTGCGCTCTTAGATAGATCATTCAGCTGTTTCTTTTGCTGATCTGTCAACTTAGAAGTTCCTTCAGCTGAAGTGAGCTCTTCTCTAATGATCTTACGAAGTTGGGATTCTGTGATTCTCATACTGTCCTTAAATATATCGATTAAACCAGAAACTAAAAACCATAAAAGAAAAAGGAGGCATTTTTCTAGCCTCCTTCTCCTTTAAGCAAGCAATAAGCTCAAGTCACTTTGTCTTGGTAGGGTTACCCAAAGCATTACCAATGGCAGTCAATTGTTTCAAACCTGTCGTCTTGTCACCACCACCGACCTTCGCTAAATCGATGTTCATGAATGTACCCATATCAGCGTTGGGATTTGAAATCATTGTCGCAGCCCAGCGGTGATGGCCATCCAAAATTTCATTGTCTGTGCTGGCGTACGCGCCGAGGTCGCCGCCTGCGATTCCACCACCTCCGGCTTCCTTTGGAATAGCAAATCCCAAAGTTTTACCGATTAGAATGTTTGATTGTGTTGGAACAGCGGCACTGGCTTTAACCGTTCCAGGAGCATCAAAAGGCACAGCATCATCTTTTTCATTTCCATCTTCAAGGCCGCTTTTGAGATATTTTTCAGATTCTTCATCGCCTGAACCTTTGAGCTCATTTGGCGCGGGTGGATCTACCTTCTCAGTAAGAATGCCTGCTAATTTACCCCAGCGATGAATTATAGCCGCTTCGCTCAATGAAGAACCGCTTCTTTGTTTCGATTCAAAGTCGACGTTATATTCACCGCCTGGCGTCAAAATATCCTTTAAATCTTCAACAGAGCCCTTTGCGTCTTTAGGACCAGGAAGGAAAGGCATTTTATCTTTTGGCAAACCTGTTTCTGGAATTTTTCCTTGTAAATCTTTCATTCTTGCAACGAAAGTTTTTTCTCCCATTCCCTCAAAATGCTCAGCACACTTTACAGGATCGACATTAGTCCAATCCAAACCAGATTTTATTGCAGCAAATACTGGTGCGTTGGGATCTTTACTCACCAATTGCTTGTATATTTCCTCAGCAGGAACATCTTTAATATTAGTTTTGTCATCAAAAGAGACATACTCACCTGTAGATTTGCTAACCGACTTTTCTTTATCAGCTGGTTTTTCATCTTCTTCAAAAATTAATGATGCTAACTTGCTGTGTGAAGAATTGTTTGACTCACGAAGAACTGATTTAATCTCGTTACTGATGATTTTACGAAGTTGTGACTCGGTCAATTTCATATTCTACCTCTTATACAGATCAAGCTGGTTGTTTTGCTCGAATAGATTCGATTTCTTTACGAGCAAGGGATGCTAACTCATTCGCAGCTTCTTCAGGTTCCATCTCATGACGATAGAACAGGCTCATAAGATTATTAACAATAGAATCCTTGAGCTTCTTTTCGTCGTCGGCCATCAACTCCGAGAGAATCATTTCTCTTAACTGCGACTCTGTTATCTTCATGGCCTTTAAATATATCGATTACTTAAAGTTTACGAGAGATGGTATCACATTTGGAGAGACACCATATTCTGCAGTCTTATTGCTATCTCCCTGGGACGTGGCATAAACAGCAGCAGCAGAAGCGAAAGAAGACATCTGTTCAGAAGTCTTTGTTGCATCATCCTGACCGGTCAATGGGTTGAATCCAACTGCGTTACGATTGTTGACTCTGTTTGCATAAACATGACCGAACCAGCCATTCTTGATGTTTGCCTTCGGGTCCATCACGTAGATCCAGTTGCAAGCATCGGGCGTTGCATCGGGCCACGTGTTACCCATAAGAGGTGTATGTGGTGTATCACCATATGCAACGAAAGTGGTTGTCTCATCTAACTTCTCTGTTGGGCTTTCTGGGTCCACTTGCTGAGAGAGATAATTGTAGAAGCCATCTAGAACCTTGCCTAAATGCTTCGTAGTATTACGACCTTGGTTCATTAAGGTTTGGCTATCGAATGTCACATGTGGATCTGTCCAGGTAGTATCGCTGGTTGGACCAGGAGACAAAGCTACAATTGCCGTCTTGCTGAGACCCAAAGTGAACGCCTTCGCAACAACGATTAATGTTCTACCAAACTCTTCTAATCCTTTGCGTTGAGCAGGAGTCAAATACATTGAATTTGAATTCAAGCTATCAACCATTTCTTGGATTCCGAAGCTTGCAAGATCTGCGCTTGTTGGAGTCAATTGAGACGCGAAGTTCAATCCGATGATACGAGCTGCGTTCTTTGTCACACTCATTTGTGGTAACCATGTTGAACGGCTTGAAGACTTACGAAGACCAACAAGGGCCTTGTAGTAAGTGTCGAAGAGTTCTTGGTCGACTTTACTCTGCAGTGTGTATTGGCTTGCGGCGCTGTTAAAGAGGTCAATCATACCTGCCGATGAAGGAACAGTCGCAACTTCAGGTGCACCAGGGGCTCTACCGTATTTGACGGGGTCGATACCAAGAACTGGTACGACAGCTGAAGAACCAGCTGCGCCTAATGAAGCTAAAGCAGCTTGCATTGTTGAATTTCCAGAAAGAGCGACTTGAGAAATTGGGAACTCAGTATGGGTTTCATCTTTACCAGACATGATGGCTGTGACAGGATACTTTGGAAGACCGAGGTTGTGGTCGAACCATGGTGCATGGGGTCCGTAGAAGAAAGAACGGTCTCCACCATCCCAACTCTTCACGCCCATTGGCAATGAAGGAAGAGGGTTTCCTTTACCTTGTGTATATGTTCCACGGTATCCGTTGGCTGGATTGTAACCGTACTGTGAAGTATAGAGATAAGAAGAGAATCCACCGAACTGACCGGATAGGCCTGAAACGTTGGCGTTCGCGGTCGCCTTCAACGCGACGTCCGGAACTGGCCATAATTCTTGGAACCACGCTTGGACGCCGTTTGGTGATGGGACGAGAAGTGAACGACCATAAGTCGTGGACGCTGCTTCTGCTAAACCATTACCACCTTCATCAGAAAGAAAGTTTAACAAATCCGTGCGGGAAATTCCAATGGCAGCAGCTGTCACCGTGCACATTTTGAGGAATGTTCGGCGGCGTTCATCTTGAAGTTCTTTTAATTTCCAGTTAGCCATCTCGTCCCTCCATCACTGACACGAATGAGCAGCAGCAAGAAGTAATGCAACTGCCATGTTTTTCTTCTTCATCATATCTGTCGCATCACCCGACTTTGCTTTCTGAAGAACCAAATTGCAAAGCAACATGTGATCATCGGTAGCCGGTGTACCAATCAAACAGCTGACAGATTCTTCGATGCAAGTATTATCTCCTGCAAACATTGGATAATTCTTACCATTCAACGTGCAGGCTGGCGCCTTCTGCGGATCTCCAATGTTTGCGACGATTTGAGGTGCGGATTGGATAAAGATATCCATCATCTTCATTGCAGAAGCTGTAGAATGCTCTTCTTTCTCTCCAAGACGTGAATCTTGCTTCGGCACACCTAATGAATCTTTGCCAGCGAAGTAAAGATACCCAGCAGTCGAAGGTTTCGAAACACAATATCCATCCGCCGCATCAGGAGAGTTGTTACCTACATCCAAACAGCTGCGGTTGACTTGGTTAAGCTTGTCATCTTGATTACAAAAACAAACCTCGCCCATTGGGCAAATAGGATCATTGGTGCCATTCGACTCGGTAATGGCCATCTCGCATACCGAACCAGAGCCACCGAAGATGCTACCAAGCGTTACTGATTGACCAAAAACGGGCGTCATCGTCGTACGGATGTCGGAAACACCACCTTGTGGAATTGCAACTCCGCGAGCACGAAGGAAATTTCCTAACTGCACATATGTTAATTTATGGCAGCTATGGAGACGTGACATGATCTCATCGTACGCAGGAACATCATACTCAGGTAAAGGTTCTTCCTCTTCCATTCCAGAACCAGTTGACATTTCCTCACCAGAACCAGTCGAAGCAGTCGCACTACCACTTGCACCACCAACTCCGCCACCCGTCGTAGAAGAGCTTGAAGCTACCACGCCGATAGTAGCGGAAGGACTAGTTGAATCCTCGATGTCTGGGCAATAATTTTCACCAATTGCGGGGGCTTCTGCGCCACATGCATTGAACCCAAGAATCAATCCAACAATTCCTAGTGTAGATAATCCGACTTTTTTCAGAGTTTTTTTCTGCATGGCTCAGAACCTCACAAAGTCATCGGAAAGTAGGATGGTACGAAGTACCTGCTTCAAGTTGTAACCATTACCCTTGAACTGCGAAATCAACTTGGACATTGTCACCAACTCAGGATTCTTGTCCTTGCGATCGGGAAGATTCACCCAGGAACGTCCACCAATCTCGGTGATATCGGCACGACCCATAGCGTAATTCCACACTCGCTTTACGGCGCATTCAATCACTTCATCATCTTGCGCCATCACTTGACCCAAGGCGACAGGGGTGTTTGCGAGACCTGGTGTTTCTACACCGTTCACCTTCATTGTCTTCTTCCATGCTGGTTTATTATTGCCACCATTTGGACAAGAAGGAGAGACGCAGAGCCAATCGCTCATCTTGGCACGCGGAGAACCGTTTACTGGAACAAATACCGCGAATTCACCGGCCGCAGTAAGGCTCTGATAAATTCCGCGGGAATCGAACTGCGCAAAGAGCGGTGAGCGATGGTTCCACGTTGAATGACAGTTTGCACAGACGTTGCTGTTGTTGTAGGCATGGAAATCTACACGACCGCCGTTGCAGGCTCCGGCGATTTCGCTAACTGCCCATTTATTATTGTATCCAGGAATAGAGCCTCCGCCATTACAGGGAGCATCAGTTGGTGGCGCGTCGGTTGGTTCACCACCTGCTTGCTCATTACCAGACTTGCAGAGGAAAGTCTCATGGAAGAAACGATTACGACGGAACGCAAGGTTACCAAAGTAGAGGCTATGAACGCCAGGGTCCGTCAATATGCCAGACGCCATGGTCGAAGATGGCATGTTATTACAGTTACCATCACTAAACGTGTTCGTAGTAGCGTTAAATGTTGGGCAAGTGTTCGTCTGCTGTGTCAGGATGTTTCTCCAATCTTTCTCCTCATACACTGTTCTTGCGGAGAAAACAGGAGCCGTATCACGATTGGGTTCTCCCATGACTGTAGAGGCTCCGCCCATTTTATAAGTGTACTTAAAGAATTCGACGAGCGTTGCAGCGAAACGAGGGTCTGCAAGTTTCTTGTCGATTAATTCGATATACTTTTCATCCTGCATATCAGGAGGAAGGTCAGCAAGCTCATAGATTTCAGCAACTGTTGGAGCATCTCCAACGAGAAGAATGCTGGCTGTGCGCAGTGCCTCACCATAATCTAACTCACGCTCATCGAGCTCGGTTAATTCAATCTGCGGTTGTTGGTTACCTGAACCAGTCGAAACCGATGTCGATGGACCGGTCGTACCGACGGTTGTACCTTCGCCACCACCCGATGTTGTGCTTGCCACAGTCGAGCCTACAGTCGAACTTACAGTTGAAGAAGTGGACCCATTCGTTGATGGTGTCGGACAATCTTCATAAACGGCCGACGTGTCACCACTTAGCTTATAAGGATTAGGCCTTTCACAACCGAGTGTCGTTAGACCTGCAACACCAACAATCAACAAACCAAGTTTAATGACGTTGCTTCTTGCCATATATTAATAGATATCATCAGATTAAAAAAAAGTACACAGCGTACAATCGACGCGCACATTTATTTCACAAACGCTTTTAATCATAATTGATTTTTTTTGCGAAGGACTAAAGGATTGTCCTTGATCTTCCAAAATTCCTTCTCTAACGGAGGTTCATCGCCGTTTTGAAACCACATCAACTTGCGGCCGGCTGAGGTGGGATACACTCCGATGATGATGATTTCACCGACGTGAATCAGGTCATGGCACGTATGACACACGATGGCTAGGTTGTGGTTGTCGTTAGAACACCGTGGATCGCAACGAGGAATGATGTGGTGGATGTTGAGAGCGGCCGGGTGGTCATACCCACAGACCTCACAACGGTCTTTAGATAGCTTTGGTTGACCATACTTTCTCCTCCTCATAGTCTGCTCATCATGACCTTAGAAAAAATCTTAAGATATAAGGCCATAAAACCATAAGAACATTATATCAACATTTTAGAAATAAAACCATAAAAACTAAGAAGGCCCCCTTTCGGGAGCCTTCCTAGAGAACACTTAATCTGAGATTATCAGATGATGTTCATGTCGAGGCAGGTGACTGTTCCGTAGAAGTCGGAACGAACAGTCTTCTTACCGTAGCGAGTCATCACGCCCTTACGTGGTGTGAAGTCTTCTGGTGCGAAGATTGTTGGTGTCACGATGAGTGGCACGTATGGAGCATAGACGTAGCCTGTCTCGAGGTAGCTGCCGCCCTTGTAGCCGACGAGGATCTTGTTACGAACGAAGTAAGGATCCTTGTAGACTGTGAAGCGGTTGCTGAGTGTACCGATCGCCTCTGCACCGATGGTGAATGGCGAACCAACCTGTCCCTCGCCGTCCATGGAGAACTTTGGCTTGTAGAGCACGGAAGCCTCGAGGATGGTTGCGACGTCCGGACCGCAAACGAGGAAGTTTGCTGAGCCACGGAGTGTCTTGCGGTGGATGGTGTTGGCGACATCAATGATTGTCTCGATGAGTGTCTCGTACCACTCACGGACCGTACCGGTGAAGGCTGGGCCGATTGAGAGGGAAGAGGCCAATGTCACAGGTGAGCCTGTTGTCTTGTTGACGAACTTGCCTGGTGCACGGCTCCAGTAGTAGTTGGCGCCGTTTGCCTGTGTCACGAGGTCATTGAGGATCTCGCGATCGATCTCGAGAGCGATCTGCTCGGAGAGGATCGAGGTGAGCTCAACCTCAGCATCCATCGAGTGGTATGCGTTGAGGTCTTGTGCGAGCTCTGGAGACCAGCGTGCGCGGAGCTTGCGGGTCTCTGCCGTAATGGCAATGGACTCGATCTTGATGTCGATCTCTGGGATAACTGGACGTGGTGTTGTTCCGAAGTCAGACTCGAACGAAGGCACTGTGACTGTCGCACCGGAAGCGGAGTCAACAGAGAGGCTCGTCGAAACTGCAACAGAGAGCTTACCAGAGGCAGATGGTGAACCAACTTGTCCTGAGGTCTTCAACACGAACTGAACGTGTGTACCGTTGAGCGCGTCTGGTGTGAAGTATGGAGCAACTGTTGGACTGAAGTTACCACGCTTGTTGAGGCGACGAAGGTTGATAACCTTGTTGCCACCTTGGTATGCCTCGCCCCAGGTACCGTCGCCATGCTGAGCATAGGAACCAGAGAAGAGTGCCATCTGATCAACTGATGTGAGGTCCGCGCCTGTGATTGCAGCTGTGATTGCAGATGTTGGGACATACACGAAGAGAACGTCGTACTCGTTGTTTGTGAGTGCGGTTTCAACTTGGCTATCGAAGTCGCAGAAACGAGCATTAGAGCCGCTGAACTCCGCGCCTGTATCGAGGAGAAGGTTTGCGGTCCATGTTGTTCCATCAACGCCACCATAGGAACCGGAGTACACTGTCGCTGCAGCAAGATTCAACGATGTTGTTGAACCTGTGACGCGAGAGTAACCAGTGCCGACGAGGTCGTACATACCACCTGTTGCAAGAGATCCGGATTGGACGCCCTTACCACGTGGGTTGTTGTAGATGGAGTCACCCTTCTTGTAAACTTCGCCTGTTGTGTCGCCATCGATGTTGCGCTGTGTTCCATAGGTGTAATCCAAGTAGAAGATGAGACCTGATGGAAGAGACATTGGCTGAATCGAGACGAGCTCGTTGGCAACGAGGCCACCGAACACGCGGCGAACGATTGGGAATGCGATGTTGCTGAAACCCTGGATTTGACCAGAGCCAACAAGGCTGCCTGCGCCTGTGGAGAGAGCATTGCTCTCCTTGAGGACCTGTGCTGCCTGGTTTTCGAGAAGCTGAGACATCATCTCGCGACGTGTGCCATCGAGGCCACGGAGGAGACCTGTGCGGCTCCACTTCTCTGTTAAACGGGCACGCTCGGCACCGACGTGGCGGTCCTTAATGCCCTGTGCTAAATGTTCTAATGTAAACTGTTTCATTTTTTCTCCTAATAAAGTTGGTTAATAACGAATCACTTGAGACCTGCGAGTCTTGCCCAACGATCTGCTTCATAGCCTTCGCTAATGACGGTCGATGCTGGACGTGTTGCTTGTGAAGAAGAACCGAGGACGCGGCGTTGTGCACCTTCGACCATTGGACGAGATGTGCCACCGAGTGCCTTGATTAGGCTTTCGTACACGAGCTTGACTTCTCTCTCGCTCTTCGCCTCATCGAGACGTTCGATGATCTCCGCCTTCTGACGCTTTGTGAGGGCTTCGTTCTGGAGGAGCTTGTTGCAATAGAGAAGTTTTGTGTTGAACAGATTCGTTTCTGCCAACTTCTGACGAAGGACTGAAGTCTCCTTCGTGGACTGTGTAGAGGCGCCATTCTGGACTGCCTCATCGCGGCTCTCTGAAAGAACCGATTGTAACTTGCCAGCGCGACGCACTGACTCGTTGAAGACGTTCGCAAAGTAAGCGTAAGCTTCAGCCATCTTCTTGGCTTGCTTGGCTTGCTTTTGAGCTTCTTGTTGCTTCTTTTGAGCTTCTTGCTTTTGCTTCTTCTTAGCAGCCATTTGAGCCTCTTGCTGAGCCTTCTTAGACTTCATCTGGGCTTCCTTCTGCTGCTTCTTGGCTTGAGTTGCCTTCTTCTTAGCTTCAGCTTGGATTTTCATCTCACGTGAGAGACGAGCGCGAGCTTCATGAACCTTTTCGTCCTTCTTCTCTTGTGCTTCATCTTGCTCTTGAGCTTCATCCTGTTTCTGAGCTTCTGCCACGTCTGTTCCAGGCGAACGACCTCGCTTGGAGGAACCTGCGCCTGGGCCTGCTGATGTTGCTTGACCACGAGAGCCTGGGCGATCCACAGCTTGCTTCATCTGAGCCTCGTCTTGTTCCTGAGCCTCGTCTTGCTCTTCAGCTTCGCCATGCATCATTTGATCAAGCTCATACATTTCTTCCATGTCTTCAGCTTCATCTTGTTGATACATCTCATCTTGCTTCTTTTGAGCTTGCTTCTTCATATGTTTCATTTCATCTTGTTCCTCGGCCTCGTCTTGTTCCTGAGCCTCGGTTGTAATGTCGAGCTCGAGAGCGTCGCCAAAATCATCTGCAATAAACTCGTCAGAAACTTCGCCAGCTCCGTGGCCAGAGGCGTTCACATTCTCTTCATCACCTTCACGAAGAGAGCGCATACGAGCAATTTCGCGGCGGAGCATGCTCTCGCTGATTTCAACAATCGTGTCGTCTGTCATTTCAACAGATTCAGCTTGTGTAGCTTCAACCTCTTCCTCACCAGCTTCTTTCTCTTCTCCTGCGGACTCTTCTTCTTCGCCGCCGAGGTCAAGTTCAACCTCTTCCTCGCCACCTTCTTCACCGGCTTCTTCAGCGGCTTCTTCGCCACCTTCTTCACCTGTGATAAGGTCAACACCGATGGCGTCGAGGTCGACGTCGTCTGGCATGCCGGTTAACTTTAGCGTAACATCCTCTTCTGTCAATGCTTTCAAATTTTTCATGTTTTCCTGCTCCACGAGCTTGTTAAGTTGTTTGTACAATTTCTCTAACTTACCTTCGTAGACAGTCTTGTCCTGAAGGCTGCCCGCAGAATCCTGCAGGTATTCATATAAACTTTCGATCTCCGAGACCATCTCATTGATCTTTTTCTGGAAGCCTGAAGACTTAATTGTCTTTTGATCAGCTTCCATAAACTTTTCTACCGCTTCTCCAAGTTGGAAAAGCTTTGACTCGACCTTAAGTGCTGTTGTTGAATTAATCTTTTCAACTATTGGGTTGATCATTTTAACAGACTCAGCGCTGAGCTCATATTCTTCGCCAGCTGGTGCTACGTTTAATGCGTCAAGGTCGAGAGTAACCTTTCCTTCTTCATCGGGTAAAGACATAGCAGCAGAAACATCAACATCTGCTGGCATCATTGGTTCTGCCATCATGCTTTCAGGACCTATGTCTAAAAGAAGATCATCTTGCATATCTTCTTTTTCATCAGCCTCGCGAAGGAGCTCAGCCTCAATTAAGTCTTTAATACGTGGAGAAACAGCTTCAATCAATGCTTTCTTTGCATTATCTTCAGCAATCTCTTTCAACTTTTTAACATCGGCTAACGCCTCTTCATACAGCTGCTTTGACATATTTTCTCAGGCCTCTCTTATACTCATTAACTATTATTCAATAATAAGATTATATAACCGAGCTCTTTCCTGGTTGCAAATTTTCGCCTAAAGATGTAGTTCCAAGGCGAGGAGCTGTTGCAGATGGAGAAGTTGTGTTTACACTTGGATTGTTTGGATCAAAGTTTGGCTTAATATCAGTTGTCATAAGCCCTGGATCTACATCCTTTTCTGTTCCATCTGTTCTACCTGGTCCGGGTGATGAAAGATCCGGCACATATGGGTTTGCAGGGTCACCAGCTTTGGTCCATGCGACTTCTGTTGTGTTTGGCACAGTCTCTGTGGCAACACCGTAGGTAAGATCTACTCCATTGCCGAATAGATCTACGTCACCTTTACCAGTCACAGCTGTATTTCGGGTCGCAACAGCTGCTTCAGCGGCTTTCGCATTGCTTTCGGCATCAGAGTAAATGTCACCTGAATTTTTAAAAAGCTTGCTTAGCCTGTCATTCCTGGAGCTTTTAACAGGAATGTAAGTTGTATATCGTCCGCTGCCTGGTGTTCCCATAATAGTCGCCTTTCGAATTCAATTATAAATGATTAACTCAGATGCTGCGAGCGACGCGTGAGCGTGTCTCAACAACCTTCTTGAGGCGAGCGCGAAGACGAGACTCTTCAATCTTGAGAGCCTTGATGTAATCAATCTTCTTCTCGAGGGCTTTATCGGAGCCCATTTCATCAGCCTCGAGCTCCTCTGTTTCCTTAGCTGCGTCAACTGTGGAAACCTCGTCGCCGAACTTGGCAACTTCTTCTGCAATGATCTTCTTGAGTAATTCGCTTGTAAGTTTCATGTTAATTCTCCCTGCAACATTGCTAAATATTGCGTTCAAAATGAAATTTGAAAAAAAATATCACCCTTTGTTAGGCATGCCCATAAATGCGAGGTCGGCCCATTTAGAAGCAGCCTCTTCACCAAATAACTCTTCAGGAGCATATGATGCCACTACTCTTTCGGCTGCGCCTGTAGGCGCAGGTCTTGCCGATCGAGAACCATCATTTTCTAGCATCGTTGGTAAGGTTGTGGCGGCGGTGTCGGCGAGTATTGCTGCCATGACATCATTATTTCCAGCATTCTGACGAATTGCTTCTTTAAGCGCAGCCGTTGGGGCTGGGGGTTGTATTTTTACACGAGATGCGTTTTGACGCATCACTGTTGAAACAGAGGGTGTCGCTTTTGCAGAAACCTTTTTAGCTTCATTAATGGCCGAGCCAGTGGAAGAACCTATACCTTCGGCAAGAATCTCTACAAGACATTCTTTAACAATAGCTTTTAATTCTTTTTTAGTAATACCCATATCAACCTATGCCTTCCCAGAATGCGGTGCCGTCTACAGAGCCTGTTAAAATCGGCATCATACTTGCATCGATGCCTACGAGTTCAGCAAAAATACTAATAGGGTGGCTGTCAATCGCGGTATCAGAGCGTAGAAATACTTCTTTTACTCTTGAATCAAATTCAAATTGTTCGCCACCATCAATCTTGAAATAATTGCCTAACTCAACACCATTTCGAGTAAAACCTACTCTAACGTGGATATTACTACCTGTATTGTGGTTCCAAACAAATACACGTTTTGATAGTTTTTTAAATTCATAACGGTATGTAACACCAGGTAATATCACGGAAGATGTAACCCATGGTAGCCCAGATCCCATGAACTCCGTAACGGAGTTAAAACCTATACGAGGATCTTTTAAACCCATGGTCACTTACCTCCAAAAGAAATGATGTCATTTAGGATTCTGTCAATCCTATCGGATTTATTGAAAACCTTCTGGAGCTCGGCCTGGGTTATCCGACGACCTTCTGGCAACATAAATGCGCCGGGGGTCGAGGGTTCCGAAACATAGTCCCAGCAGATTAACTGGAAATCGTCCTGAACGACGTGATAATCACCTTGCTTCTTGGTCGATCCCACACCTCGTGAAGAGATACCAAGCTTTACGCCTGATTCGACAAGAGACTGGAGAATCTTACCGGATGGCGTGTCAAGTAGTTCGACAGTTCCAAAGACTGTTCCACCTTCGAGGTATGCTTCTCGCACAACATGGGAAACATTCTTAAGGTTGACAACAGATGAATCTGGGTGGTCGAGCTCACCAAGCGCACGATTTTCGACGATAAACTTTTGATAATTGCGGACTTCACGCTCGAGGACGTGGATTGGATAGATACGACCATTTTGGTTTAGGGTGTCCGCCTTTTGTAGGATACCCTTCATCATTACCTTGCCGTTGTTCTTTTCGCGGGACTCTTTGATCATCTCCGGTGTGTAATCGAAGACCTCATATGAATTTAATAAACGTAAGTCTTTCATGACTCTTCTCCTTCGCTCGATGTGAGCTCGTGGCGTAATGTAGAAAACAACATAAACTTAGATACGGTCGAGTCGTCTACACTCTCAAGAGACTCGGATATGATTTTGGACTTTGCGTCCTGCATCTTAGTGGCGATAAACTTATCTTCCTTCTTTTGATCAATGTATTGGTCGATGGACTCAAGAAGATTGCCTCGAATTTCTTCAAGCTTTTTCTTAATTGTTGTTTGATCCTCATTAGCGGTAGAAAAAGCATAAGCCTTAATGATTTCACGCTGTTCGTTATTGAGAGCATTAGAATACTTTTCATTGAGCTTCTTCATCATGACCTTCATGAGAAGACGAGTTGTACCAGGGGTCTCGTCAAGGACTGTCTGCTCTTCTTTCTTCTTTTCTGTAACCAGCCAACCGCGTAATTGCTCTTCATAATTCGCGAGAGCAACAATGTCCGCTGTACCAACTGGCTTTCTCCACTCATTCAAAAGAGTTTGGATGGTGGCATAAAGACGATACTCGGCAATTGGCTGATCATAAAAGTTTTCATCTTTAATCATGTGGTTAATGCTACGAATAAGCAAGGACTTTTCGCGGTCAAGCGCTGCCAGATCCGCCGTTGTCGCTGCATTACGAGCCTCTGAAATAATAGATGAAGCAACATTATCAGAACTTACTGTTGTCTTTACAAGAGCATTAAAGAGCCTAAACTCTTTATAAAGCTGAGTGCCAGGCTTGAAGTGCCTACGCAAAATTCTTAGTGCTAGAGCTGACTTTTTTTTGTCACCCTCGACTAAAGCACTAGAGATTGTACGGACCAAGAACTCATATAATAGAGCCGTATTTCTTTTCTTGTTGTGGGATCTTGTCATCGGTCGACCTTTCACTCTTCATCTAAAATAAGTAAGTTGTTCTCTTGTTCATTTAAAATCAATTCTGAATTTTTTTCTTCAGATAGAAGTTCGGTTTTAGCAGGCATTGCACTCTGCATTTTAGTGGACATCTTAGCAAGTGTTGATTGTAAATCAGGTGGTAATGCTACACGTAAAGACGAAGATTTTTGATGAGATTCTTTGAACGGATTACCTACAACAGATTTCATCCACCCTTTATCAAATGGATCATCCATACCATTTCCATCGTGCGATGTCATCTTGACGAAATCAGGTTCATGCAAGGCATGTTTTTTTCTACGAGAACTGTCATACATCGCCTTCTTTAATCTTGACATCGGCTTAACTGGTAGTTTATCTTTTTCAAGTAAAGACGGCATTAAATCGGGTTCATCACCCGCTGTTAAAAGGTCAATTCCGGGTTCTTTTTCTTCGATATCATCACCTGCGAAAAGACCACCTTCTTCCTCGCCCGTAGCTTCTTCGCCTGTCTCTTCTTCACCAGCTTCCTCTTCGGCCGGAGCTTCTACTGCTTCAGCAGCTTCTTCTTCAGGTTTTGCATTTTCTATCGCAGTATCAACAATTTTCTCAAGGTAACGTTGTTCATCAATCTCTTCAATCTGCTCATCATTGAGGCCCCAGATCATCTTGCGAATAAACTGCTTACTGCCCATGCCTTCAGGGACAGTTCCAGCGATCTCAAACTTAGAACGCCATAGCTCAAGCTTCTGTTGCTGGGCGACGGTCGATGGATTAGAGAGGTGCAGGGTAAAGTTCTGTAAATCTTCAGAATCAAACCCATTGGAATATAGGTGGATTATCGCGAGTTTATTTAGCTCGGATATGAGGACCTTCTGGATTACGTTGATGGTCCTAGAGAAACGGATATCCTCTTGTGCCAATGTTGCCTTGGAAGACAACATCTCATCATAACCGAGGTAGGCACGTGGAACCTTAAGAGCAGCAAAGAGCTTCTTTTGAATGTAGGCGACGTCTTCAACTGCTGCAGCGTTTTGACCACCAGCAAGGGTATCAATCCTTGTACCAGATTCCCCACCACGGACCGGAATGAAGTAATCATCTTCAATGCTTAATGGCGCATAACGAAGGTCGAGACGACCTGTTGCCTTATCAACAACCTGATTCGTACGAAGATTCTTTCTCTGCTCTTCAACGTACATGGGAACATTTTCAGGAGGAATGTTCGCAACATCAATGTAAAAGACGCGGCGTTCGGGTGCACGGACAACACGATAGACCAACATCGCATCTTCAATAAGGATCAACTGACGCCAGATACGACGCGCGGCCTCGATGATAGATGAGCCATAGGGAAGGAACATGTCATTGCCGAGGAGGCGGAAGTGGGTAACCTCCCAGTTTTCAAGGGTTCTATTACCTAATGTAACCCAGCGATAGCGGACTGCAAAAGGATCGTTCGGATCATAGTTCTCTTCACGCTCTAATTCATTGACTGGAATTGGAAACGCATTAATTACACCATACTGTGGCGACACGTCGTTATAGAGAAAGAAGTCTCCATACTTGCAAAGGTTTCTTGCCCACGAACGGAGGTTGAACTCGACGTTAAGGGTATTGTAGAAAAGATCCTCAAGAATTTCTTTTATTCTTTCGTTATCTGAGTAGATGTGGAGGACCCTGCCTTTATCATCCTGTGCTACTGTCTCATCGGCATAGATGTCAAGAGCGGCAGCAATTTCAGGAGTGTATTCCATCTCGCTGAAGTCTTGGTACCTCATCAGGCGCTCTGAGAGGTTATAAGCATTCGCAGTAATCGTAGCGTAAGTTGGTGCTAACGACTTTTGAAATAACAAAGCGCCAGAAGACTTAGTCTTATCTGCGACGGCTATTGTTGTATCAAGTGTCCGAATCTTACGCTTTACGACAGGACCACTCTTGAAGAGCTTTGAGAGGCGTTGAAATAATGATTGTTGTGATTCTCTTGCCATATTTTTTTGCCCTTCCTATCTTGGATTGGGCTCTTTCTTTCAAGAATAATAACTACAAAAATTTTATCGTATACCCGTCAGACTACCTTCTTTTCTTCAGCTGCAGGTTTTTCACCTGGCTTAAGAGTGACTTTACTTACAGTTGGTTTTGGCATATCGACGTACTGCATTGGAGAAGCGATGATTCTTTTCAACAGCTTTTCAGTTTCATCGACATGGTCTCCGAGATCAGCTTTTGCTTTTGCTGTCGCAACTTCTTTAAAAGATTCAATGGCCTTGAGAAGCTTGCTGGCGTTTGATGCCATCGCAGCAGCCTGGTCTTCATTGACGCCTTCTTGGAGGTTTTTTATCTCTTCAGCAATAATTTTACGAAGTTCTGTAATCGTGATCTTGGACATATTAATCCTCTACCGCTAATAGATATTAGCTTGCTTAACAATTATCAGCGGTAGAGCCAAGAAAAGTCTGAGACATCAACGTGTCGAACTTGTGATGGATCTTTTGGTTTATGCACATCTTGCGGCGTCGGGTGATAAGTTCTAGACATTGAATTTGGTACAGGCCTTACAGAAGAAACATCACCAGGCATATCATTTCTACGATCGACTTTTGTTGCTTTCAACATAGCCATAGCAAGCGCAGTTGCCTGTTCACTGAAGCCTGAGTCTCCTGCAACCAACCAAGTTGCAATGGCCAAGCTCATAATCAAATCGTCATGTGCATCTTTTGCTGCTTGAGCTCTAGACCCATTCCAAACGAAGGCCTGTAGTTGGTCATAAAGCCTTTGAGAATAAACCTTTATTTTATTGTTCCTTGCTAACTCTTCTAATTTTGCAAGTATTTGAGAACGGGTCTTGGCCTGTGTAGAAAAGCCTGGCACTGCGTTGGGGTCGGTTGGGCGATGCTCGAATGGATCTCCTGAAGCGCCTTGGTAATAAAGACGGGGATATCCATCATCGCGTAGTTTTGTACAGGTAAAGTATCCGAATGTGTTTTGTTCTGGGCATATCAAAGCATCATTATAGAGCTTACCATATTCGAATAACAAGTCCGCCAATTTATCTGGGGGTATTTTTCCCATGTATTCGCCGACAACTTCGCATGTTTCATTGTCTACGATATGAAAAGTAGAAAAATCTCCCGCATCTCCACGGGCAACGTCAGAAGCAATAACATACTTTTTTCCAGGTTCGGGCCGACGCCAAATCCAAACTGCGCTTTGAGGACCACTCTTTTCTAATGGAGGACGTATAGATTCTCTAATCGCTTCAAGTTCGCTTGGCTGGAGGAATGTGTCACCAGAAGAGATAAAGTCACAAAGAAACTCTTGAGCAACTTTTCTCTTCGGAAGGTTGCGGGTCTCTTTTGCGAACCAATCGTCATCGTGCTCAGGATGAACCCACCAAGGAAGTTTGATGGTATTAAACTCGTTCTGCTTGGTTTCACCTTCCATCCATAGTCGATAATATTGTCCACCAACGCCGTTTGGAGTCGAGATGATGACGGCATTACCACCGGTGGATAGGGTAGGATATAGACCGGTCCAGATGTCTTCGAAGTCTCTAATAAACGCTGCCTCATCGACAATAAGAAGAGACAACGCTTCAGAACGACCGGCGTCGGGAGACGTTGGAATGGCTGTTATTTGAGAGCCATTATCAAAAGAGATAGACTGCTTGGTTGGTTCAAACTTGGTAAGCAACAACCACTTGGGAAGACCATCCAACATAATCTTCACCTTTTTGATGAAGTTCATTGCCGTTGACAGCTTAGTAGCAATAACCAGGATGTTCTTGTCCTTTTTGAAAATAGCAAACCAAACAGCATACGCAGCTGTAACTGTCGATAGACCTAGCTGACGTGATTTAAGAACTATATTGAAGCGATGTTCTTCAAAGTTTTTGACACAATCGTCCTGAAAATCATACGTTTCAAATGGTATAAGACCACGCACTGTATGCTGGATCTTTACATAATTTTTCATGAAGTACACGGGATCTTTTCCGCAACGGATGATCTCCTGTACTTGTTCGTTTCTATTTAGTGGTTGCATCAGGCTATTTCGAACGCCGTCTTCCTGCGGAAGTAGGCTGTCCGCTTTGGATTATGGACGTTAAAATTAATGACCTCGACAGAAGAGTTTGTTCCATGCTCTTTTGTAGAAAGAGTTTCACCTGTAAGATCCTTGTACACTGCTTTGACGTTTTTCAAAACTGCGTTGATCACGTCTATGGACTCTTGCTCATAGTTACGATACATCACGATCATTTCTTTTTCAGAAGCAAAGTTTACGATCGCTTGGTATGACGCCGTCAATACATCACCTGCCAGTTTAAACTTAACAGAATATGACGCGGTCTTAGGTGTTGATGTACGACCCCAGGAGGTGTCGAGGGCTTGGCCGAGTGCGTTGTAATCAATCTTGGGCATAGATGTCTCCACATCTAAATATAACGGTTCTTCACTCAAAGACCAAGTCTGGATTGACTATTAGTCTTTTCTCAATAGCTTTTTCAATTTGTTCATTCGAAGGACGCCAACCTTCTTCCCATTCTTTTTTATGAGAATATGCCCAAGTATTTGCGCACGAAGAACAACATTTAAATTTCTGGTATGACTTTTCATCTTCCATGTGGCCGAAGCGAATACCGCAAACATCACAAAACAAAGGCATTTCTATTGACTGCGCTGTATAGGCTTCTGGAACGATCAATACATGATTTTCCCGACGCAAAATTTTTCTATTGTTTGTATATTTTTGCCATTCACTCATCATCGATACCATAAGTGACCTTAGAATCTTTTTCGTTTTTTGTAATTTCCAACATATAATCAGCTATATCTTTTATTCCATCGACATGTGTAATAACAACAACGACTCTGAAATATCTCTTTAAGGATGTCAATAGCCTATTGCAGGCTTCTACAGCAGCATCATCTAAAGTACCAAAGCCTTCGTCCATAATAAAAATGTCAGGCTTAGGTAGAGAAGAAACGTTGATCATTGCAACTCTTATGGCCAAGGCCGAGATGGTCTTTTCCATTCCAGAACAGAGCTCAATAACACGCCGAGAATCTCCGTAGTTGATATAGATCTCAGATGAATCAGATCCTTCATCGTTTTCAAGTTCGATAGTAAAGTCTACGATGCCATGAAGGATCTTTGCAATCTCCGCATTAATAAGAGGTAACTGAGATTTTGTAATAATGAGAGGGATACCTTTTTTAGAAAAGGCTGTTGTGACAAGTTCATGCACTTTCATCTTTTCAAGAAGGGCATCGCGAAGAGACTTTTCTTCCTTCAGCTTTTCTAAGGTCGCAGTCAATCTACCTTTCTTGGTCGCTGTTTCCAGTTTTTCTGTAGTTAGATCATCTATTGCCTTAGAAATTTCATCGATATTAGACTTGATGGAAACAGCCTCAGCATTTTCTTCATTTTTTAGAGCCTCTTCTAGAAGCGCCAATCGTTCCTTAGCAGCTGTCAAGTCAGTTGATTGAGCGCCACAAGAAGACTTAACCTTTGCGAGTTCAGTTTCTTTCCTTGAAACCTCCAGCAGCATCTTTGATTCTAATTCAAGAAGGCGTTCCATCTTTTCAAGACGGGCTGGAATATTCTCTTTTTCAAGTTCAACAAACGCTGCCTCCGCTTCAGCAAGCTTTTCTTGTGCCAACTTTGTTTTTGCTTCTTGATCTTCTAATTTACCTTTATTAATATGTGCATCTTTAATAAACTTGCAGGTCGGATAATCATCTCCACAAGGAACCTCATCAAGAATTTTCAAAGATTTTTTATATTGTAGAAGCTGAGTATTTTCTTTTTCGTAAACATGCTTCAAAGAAGCCAAAGATGATTCAAGGCTCTTGTATGCTGCATCGCGGGCTCGAAGAATAAGAATATCATTTTCAGATTTAACTTCCTTGATAGTCTCTAGCTTTTTATTGTGTTCTTCAATTTCGCTTTCTAGTCTAGAAATTTCTTCACTACAAGACTTACACTTCTGTTCTAAGGTCGCTACTTGCTTTGCGAATGATTCAACTTGAGCTTTTGTAACTGGCGTTATATCTTTGTGCTTTGCAAGTTCGTGTTGTAGTTCAGATAATTTGAGTTGCTTTTCTTTGATTTTATTAATGATGTTTTCAATTTCATTACTGGCAGAATCGATCGATAGTTTTTCTTGTTCAAGAATCGATTCCCAGTCTCTGTCTGGGTAACTCTTTAATTGCGATTTTAATCCGCTCAATTCTTTATTTGCAATCTCGTGCATTCTATCGAAGATATCGAGATCTAAAAATCTGGATAGGACCGCGCGGCGCTTTGTTGATCCTTGAGAAATAAATTGATTCGTTTCTCCTTGCGCTGACAAAGAAGTCATCATGAAATCTTCTTGATTGCCAATAAGAGAACGAATAACCTTTTCGGTATCTGTTCTTTGTTCTCCAGCCAGATCATCAGCTTCACCATCATCTCTAATTCTAAAGACGTTCAGCGCAGTAGTTGCAGACCAAACGCCTTTCTTGCTTTCACTCTTCGTGGTCTGACGTTCAATGACATAATCTGTTCCATCATGGTTGATTATTGCTTTAGAAGAGCAGTATGGCTTTCGAATATTACAAATGTGGATGTTCTTCATCGGCCCACGATCAGTCGCGTTAAAGAGAGAATACATCAATGTACCGACAATGGAAGACTTACCAATACGATTTGGACCAAAGACTCCAACGATACCATTCAACTTATCAAAATTAATCGCATTGCCAGGGCCATAGGCAAACATATTATCAAACTCTAGATAACGAAGCGACCACTTCGAATTGCGTGTTGTTTCTTCGGTCGCAGTAACTGTAGAAAGATAGGACTTAACGTTGTCAGCGACGGTATCCCATTCGTGTTGAGTTATCTGTGCTGTGGAATAATAATCCTTAATCAGCTTAAGAAGAACATCAGGATTACGAAGGTCAGCTTTGCCGAGTGTCGCGGTCCCTGTCTTGACGACGGACTTATCAACGACAAAGTCTGATTTAAACGTAATCTCGGTTGCCTGCTTCCTGCCTTTCAAAACGTCACTAATTGCTTTAAAGTCTTTTTGACCCAGGGCGTCTGTAGACCTAATGCGGAACCGAGAGCCATCAGGATGTTGTGATGCAGACGAAATTAAATCCTCTGCTGTACCGTTCCACTGAAGTGTAACATATGGCTTTGGATTCGGAAGCTTTTTGAACTCGACGTTCCAGTCGTCGATCGATTCAATTTCCCAAAGAAGATAACCGTGGTTTAAATCTTCAGCATAGTTTTGCTGGATTGGTGTTCCAGGATAAGAGATCCACGGCTTTTTGCTTCCATCTTTTGTGTCTCTATATCCAAGGTGTTGGAGTTGATGGATGTCACCAAGGAGAACGAATGGATAGTCTTTAAAGAATTCTACCTTCGTTCCCTCCATCTCCCAACCTACTTCGGTTACAGAGCCCTGAACGGGACCGTGATAACATGCAATGTTTACCTTGTCGGACTGCGGAACAACCTGTGGCCAACCTTCTTCATCGAAGAGAGAATAGACGCACCACGTATAACCAGGATGAAACTCATAAACTCCACTCTTCTTATAAAGGTGGATGTTCGGATTGTCCAATGCTTGAACGATAGGAGATACCGCATCCTGACGAGATAGATTAACAAGGTTACCATCGTGGTTTCCCAGTGTGAGATGGACCGGGGCGACTTTTGCCATCGACTCGAGCCACCAGGTGAGTTGTTCGATGTACTCAGGTGAAATTCCTGTCGTCTTGGTATGGAAGATATCGCCACCGATGAAGATGTGGTCGACTTTATTCTTCTTGCAATCTTCAATAAAGGCGGTGAATACCTCACGGTATTCGTCATGTCGGCTCAATCCTCGCCAATGGACATCGGCCGTATGGGCAATTCGTAGCATGTTTCAAATAAAACATACAACAGTTTATGATATTGTTCAATTAAACAGTTTCTGCGGCAGCGATTGCAGCTGCTTCTGCGCCGGTCACGATACGAGCCACAGTCGCTGCACCTTGACCGACTTCAACACCCTTAACAGCAGTCGCTGCGCCTTCAACAAAACCAAGCATTGATGCGCCAGCTTTCAATACACCAATGAGACCATTTATAGCGAATGCGATAAGAATCGCTTTGTAGATTAAATCATCGGTCTTTTTTCTCGCACCGGTAGCATCAGCATCAGACTTGTAATCTTCATATGATAGAAGGGTTTGCTCTCCCGTTACGTGAAAACCTTTTTCATTAAGAAGCTTATAGACCTGATATGATAGCATATCGGGTACGACATAATCAATTGTCTTTTGCTCAAGCGCATGAGTCACTACATACGCTTTTTCAAAAAGCTCAGCGGTCTTTTGCGCATTTAAAGCTGCTGCCAGCTTTTTTAATCCTTTAAACACCAAAGGTAATCCACCGATGAGTGCAAGTCCGATACCGGCTGCAGTAACAATTCCAAATTCGTTTAACTGCTCCTTGCGCTGGGTATAGCCCTTGTTGTTGAGCACGACATAGGCTTCTGATAGTGCCGCAGCTTCATCATGAATAGGCCCAGATAAATCTGATTCCGCGACTGACAAAGCATCAATTTTTCCAAGTTCTTTTGCTGCGGATAACGCGGCATCCATTGGTATAGATTCGCCAGTTTCTTTTGTCGCAGATTTTACAGCGCTGATAATAAGCGCAGTTTCTTCAGGAAGATTACCTAGTTCATCAATTTTTTCTTTTATGACGGACGCCCAGTCCGTAGCGAGAGATTTAAACTTCGCTGTGACCTTTGCTGAAAGTTTTTTTACTCCACCTTTAACATCGTCCCAAAGACCTTCTTCAATAAGATAACTACGAAAAAGTTCTTCTTGAACAATCTCTCTAAGACGGGCTTCTGTAATAACAACTGACTTCTTCACGGACTATAACTATTACAATCTAAAGCTAGTTTCTGCTGCTTTGGTAAGCCTGTTAGCGAATCTATCTTCCCACTCAAACGGTTTGGCATCTGCTAGAGCTTTCTCAAACTCGGCTTTCGACATACTACCTGGGTCTCCCCAAGGTCGGACATCGACTACCACTACATCGACATTGTACTCTTGAAGTTTCTTAACGATCCTTGGGGTCTTCTTAAACCACATGTCTCCATCAAGGGCAAGAGCGACCGGAGTTCCATGTAGGAGTATCTTGTTGAAAACCTCGTGTCGTTCATCCAGGTCAGACCCCAACAGAGCAGTCGAGTTTTCTGGACATTTGACAAGATCGAATGGGCCCTCACAGAGCACAAGTCTTTTATTCCAATCTAGGTTTATCTCGTTGAAGACGATCGGGTTCTTATCAACGTCAGGGTTGTCGTACTTTGGTTTTTTGTTCTTATCCACCGCCCGGGCGACGAAGTAGTTCAACTCGCCGTTCATGTCGAACGACGGCATGATGACGCGGCGCTTCCACCGATGTTCATCTGAAATACCAAACTTGTAGTACCATGCATCACGATCCGTCAATCCACGGGAATAAACGTATCTCCACGCTGCCTTGACATCGGGGTCGAGTTCTGAAGCTAGTGCCAATAATCGAAAGTCCTTTGGAAGCTCAATCTTCTGTATTGTTTCAACTTCTGCAGTTACTACGCCGATACTTCCACCTTGACCAGTTAATTCCCGATAAAGATTCAGGTGTTCTTGTGTCCCATATTTCCGCAATAAAGGAGCGAGGCTTCGTGCCTTCCAGCCACATGTCCAACAGTGATTGGCATCATCTGATGTGCGAATCGCCAATTTTTTCTTCGTTGGATCGGTCGGCGCGCAGATGGGACACCGAACATCGAAGTTCTTCCCGTTCCCGGACAGACGTCCGCGACCGAAGATGGACTCGTAGAACTTCAGTTTGTCCGTGAGTGAGACGACCACGAACTCATTGTAACCTATCCGTCAGTCGTTTTTCACAGGACCTGAAATCATCGCAGCTCGAGCGATCACGTATGCGTCTGTCGCATCCCGGCTCCAGTCCACAGGAGACCCATTCTTTTTCTTTGGCCAGGTGACGTGAGACAGGTCATGTTCCGCCATGTATTTAAACACTTGCTCCTTGCCAGACATACCGGCAATTGACGTACGTTGTACCTTTACTCCACAGGTCTTTCTTGCCGACGACGACGCGATGTACTCAGGATCAACCTTGAATATCTCGCGTGCGATGTACGACACGATGCCGTTGAACCTCATGAGGGTCGTGATGGTCGCGGCGGAAGACATTCCTGTACGAAACCCCATCAACGGTTCCTCAAGGACGACCCGATACTCACCTGGATGGGTATGTAAGAAATTGGAGAACTCATTGGCGACGACGTCGGCCTTGTCCCAGATGGTCTTACACTTCTTGAACTCGATGTGGTCGAGGTATGCAATGTGAGAACCCTTCACGTCCGGTGGGATTATCGGGTTAAGGATACAGACCCCCGTGATGGAGGTCGAGACATCGAGGCCAAGGATTAACTTCATGTATAGGTTATTGTTAATCGAGAATGGTTTTAGTAAAATCTTCTTAAAGTAGACCCATGTCTTTTAACTCTATTTCTGTTAATATTTTGTATGTGGCTCCGTTAATAGCACACCACTGTTCAGCAGCCTTTGTTTTCTTTTTAACTGTCGCTTGAAAAAGTTTTCGCTTTTGCTTGATTTCTATTACTTGTCTTGTTCCATCGACATATTCAACATAAAAATCAGGATAGTATTTTCTAATCTTTTTTGTTTTTTGGTTAGAGACATATTCGATGACGAGTTTTTCGTATGTCCATGATGCGACGTCACTACACGCGTCCAAATGGATCATGTATTTTTGCTCCCATGAAGAACGAAATTTGCATTCTCCCGCTGTAGGAGACACATGCAGGCCTCGATGATAGCGTCCACCTTTACGGCGTCTTCTTCTGCGAGTTTTTTTAGGCATAAAATCAGAAGTCGAATGCGACCTTGAAGAGAATCTTTTCTTCTTCTCTCTTTATGACAGGTTGAGCAAGAACAGCTTTCGCGACTACGTTCAAATTTTCATCATGAAAATTAATGTTAGAGATGTAAACGAATTTGCTTGTATCTAATGGATTAGCTGAAGCAGAAATCGCATTTTCGACACGGGCATAAGTTGGATTAGAAGATGAATTTAAAAGACCGCTTGGCGCGAGAATATCATATTTCGAAGTATGAAGTTGATGTTCTCCCTCAAATGACATCTCATATTGTTCTTTACCAAAGAAATAAAGATGAGGACTTTTAATAAGAACAACACCTTCGTTGTAGAAAATATTACCAACAGAAGATTGCTCGGCATGAGGAGTTAATGCGTCTGCTCTGTAGATATTTCCAAATCCATCATCTTTTAGCGTTATAGAAATTTTTCCTGACGAACCAGAGAGGTCACTATCTTTTAATTCAAAAGATCCAGGTAGAATTCTACTACCGTAATAAAGATTACTGATGTTGAAAAGAGTTACTTGGTTTGATGATGGATCTTTCGTTCTTTGATATATTGCTAAAGAAACGTCACGCTGGACGCCAGGCCCGTATGCACCTTCATCGGTCGCAATAGTACTAGCTATATTATTTTTGATGTTTAATATTGCTGGTCCTGGAATTAGACCCGGCTGCTCAGGAGAAAATCCAATTTGTTGTTCGATGAACTCACTACCGGTCGATGAATCATAGGTTTTACCGAACAATAGAGATGCAGTGCTTAATAGGTTGTCAAGGTTGATTATTGAAAAGTCTACTCTACCAAGATAATCTACAAATTTATTCGTTGTTTCTGAAGATAGCAATCCATAGTTTGGATAAAAATTTCCATCATCGCATGGTAGAATCGTCAAATTTCTCTTTTTGACGCTCGGATCATCATACAAAAATTTGTTTGCTTCTTGTACAGAGGATGTGTAATCAATGATGGTCGCAGATAAGTGATGTAATCTTGGAAAAACTTCATTAACAAAATCTTTGACAAAGTTTTCAAGGTTAATATAGTGACCATTAACGCCAAATGACATCGCGACGTTGAACGGATCATCCGTAGATCCATCTATCGCAAAAAATGGTGTCTGTAGAACCCCACCATAAGCAGTACCACCCATTAGCGGAGCTGCTGTATACTTGCGGATTGGTGTAGAAGAAACAAAAAATGGAGGAATGTAGAGTGCATGCTTTTCTGGATCGACATTCGCTAATCCATTTTTCATGGACGCAGAAATTTGTGGATTGGTTAAGTACGTTCTGTGAATTACAAGTTCATGAACTTCTGCTTTTAACGGGTGCTTAAAAGAGCTCGTTAAAGGATGATCATAGTTACCGCCTGTATTTTCTAATTCTTCTAAGCCTTCTCTTTCTTTAACAATGTCAGTAAAGAAATAAGATAAAGAAGAAGAATTTTGGTTTATTCCTTCATAGAAATTTCCTATACTAAGAACATCTGGATTTCGTGCGGGGGATGAATACACTTTTGGCATTATCGTCCCTGATGAAATGACGAATGTACCTCTATCTACTCCATCGATATTGAAAGAACCCGTACCGTCATTGATAGCATTGGTACCCCATCGTACGACGACGCGATGCCAATTATTCCAATCTAAAACATTATCGTCAGATAAGAAAATTAAGTTATTTGGATATGTACCCGGAATCGCTTTTGAAGGTGCAATATCTGCAGAATGGCTAAGTTGTAATTGTAGCCTAAATGAAGCAGGCAAGCCATTTTCATCTTTATGAGAACCTGTTATCAAAGATAAGGCATAGCTTGAAGAAAGATGGAAAATTGTTCCAGCTTTGAAATGCGAACCATCGGTACTATCCACCTTGTAGCGTGGATTAATTCTAAAATCAAAACTAAAAGCACCTGATAATGCGTACGCTCCTGTAACGTACCCATTATGCGCTGGCGCATTGGTGTTTTCTATATTAGGATACAATAACACTGACGAAGTAGTCACACCAGGCGCAGTAAAAAAATTCAACGTATTGTAGTTAGTATATCCCCAATTAGCTGTGGGATAATTGGTGCGATAATAGTTCATTAGAATGTCTTTGACATTCATCTTTTTTAGCATGTTCTTCGTAAGATCCACACCAGGTGTAAACCTATCGATGTAAATTTTTGATTGCTTTTTTGCAGATATTGATTGATTATTGACCTCATCAAGATATACTTCCATCGCCGAGCTAAATGAACCACTCAGTGAGGTCGTTTTTGCCTCAGATAGCGCAGCATTTCTAAAGTTTTCTATATCATCATCATTCAAGTATGATACTGAAAAATTAGAAAGAGGACGGATTTCTTTTTCAATTCGAGACCCTCTTGGAAAAACGCTAATTGAACCAGTTACACCAGATGAACTAGAGATGTACGTGCGAGATGGGTTGGCAAGCGTCGTGAAAAACTCTACGTCTTCTAGGCTGACAGGTAATATCGCCATTTAACATCTCTAGTCCACTAAGGTTATCAGAAGTCTAATCTAATTCTAAATGTTAAGTCACGCTCTGGACTCTTTTCGACCGGTCTGCTGAGTTTTGCCACCGCGAGGAGGTTATCACTGGAGTCATATAGGCCGATCGAAGTTACATATGTGAAAGAGTCTTGCTTATCCTCCTCACCGGCATCGATTACAACAATTCTATTATCATCATCAATGAATGTTGGATTAGAAGAATAGTTGAAATCCTGGGCTTGAGCTCGACAGAAAATCAAAGACGAGTTAATGTTGGTAACGTTCTGAAACGTCACCGCCGTCAATGAACCTGATTGGAAACGCGTGCCGCAAAGGTGGTCAACAATGTTATCGATACTTCCTGATGTCATGAAATCAGGAATAAATTTCGCTTTGTCTTCTGTTTGAGTACCAGCGCCACCAAGAACTAAAGTACCATTAGTCGACATTGCGTCGATTGTTCCGGACATGAATTGGCTTCCTGAAACAATCTTTGCAAGATCAAAAACTGCGACACCAGCGTCATAGAACATTAAACCAACTTGACGAGAAGTCTGGGACGAATCAACGATTATTCCGTACTGTCCACCGACTGTTGAAAACTTTTGAGTTGCAGAACCTAAATCTGTAAAAATTGTAGATCCTGAAATTGAAGTCACATTTAAATTTGTGACGCCATCAGAGTCGGCTGAGGGAGCTTCGTCGATCGGGTTAATTCTGGAAACGAACGAAGCAGATTGGTAGAACCGCACTGCGAAAGTCTCACGCTTAATTTGATCTCTTGCGAACAATCGCTTAAATGCAATAAACATCGCAGAGTCGATCGCAACCTGGCTTGTTCCCTCGAGGGGGACCTTGAATTGTAACGCTGAATCCCCCAGTAGAGTTTGCGCAAATTGTTTGTAAATATCAACCTTTTCTCTCATCATTAGAGAGCTGCTTGGATACATTGCTTTTCCTGCTGAATCAATGTCCGTACGAGTAGTGTACGCGATTGTTCCGCTGATCGCATCCGGGGCAAGACCGACCGTGATATCAAAAATAGGGTTGGCGGTTTGTAATGTAAAATCTTGATCATACACAGTTTGAAATAATGAAGAAGTCACTCCAGGACCAACGCCACCTGTCACAAAGTGTTGATATTTTCTACGAGAAACAGATCCGCTTATGTCTTCTTGAAGAACGTCAATAAGCTGATTCAAAAATGATCTGGCTGTCTGAATATCAGAGGGGTTGATTTGTTGAAAAGTTGCCATCGTAGAATCCTTTAATTACTATGCTGTTCTTGAAACTTCGACTGGTATGTCTATTACCGCACCAGAATTTAATCCAACAATTCTTATCAGCGTTTTTATAGTTTGCAAGCTGCCTATCGTTTGACCATACACTGTGAAAAGAGTGGTCGAGCTAGCAGAGACTTTTGGCTGTAATGTGAACTGTAGCGTACGGTTATTTGTGTTTTGAGCTGCAGGGGCGGCGAGTGTATATGTAACAATCTTATTGACATCAGGTGCTGAAGATTTTTCTCCTGCCACACTTAAGAAAAGATCTGGCACATACACATTGTAATTGGTGTCGATCAAATTTGGAGGAATAGTCGTTTCAGTTCCGGCAGGAGATTGAGTTACTGTGATGGTTCGAGCTGGCGTTGTGGCGCTTGTGCTCACATTGATTACTACCGTTGTTGCTGAAGAGTTTCCATTACCGATAGTGTATGTTACCTGAGGTAGATAAAGTAGGGCAACTGGTGCGCTTATAAGCTTGTACTTGAGAGCTAAGTTTTGGTTTGTAAAAGCTTCAAATACAGGCGTGTTTTTTTCAATTTTTTCTCGGCCGACGGTTCTGCCATATTTTTGGATGGTCGTATAGTTTACTTCGTCATCTCCTAAAGCAAACTTTGCAATAGAAAAGCTGCCATTATTTCGGGCGAGCGCTTGACGGCCAAAGTCTGTCAATACTGCATCTAATATAATGTTGTTAGTTGAATTATCTAACCATCCCATAGTTGTTTCCTCACACTTAATCTCGATATAGATATTAAATTGTACGCTAGCGTGGTACTTTTATTTTACTCGTCAACTTATTTTCGTCAAGCCTTCTGGGTCATTTATTGAAATTTTTACGGAATCGCTCTTTTGATTCTGTAGATTAATGAATTGAAGTTGATAGAATCCATTGTCTTGAATAGTAGAAACCATCTTCTCTATCCGGCCGGAGCTATTACCGGTTGGACTATATTTTATCTTAAAATATTCAGGCATAAAATATACCTTCATTTTAGTAGAGTTTTCTCCTTTTACACTTATGACGTCTTTAAATAAGTCGGCATTTAAAAGAAGGTTTGGATAAGGTCTTGGGGCTCCAGGCGAGCTAATTAACCTTTTTACAATCTTGTTTTGATAAAAATCGAATGTCACTTCAAACTGCGCAGCATAATTTGAGATAAGACCATGCGCATCAACAGCTGCAACAGTATAGATGTATTTTGGAGCCAAAGATAACTCAGGGTTAATTTTGAATTCTTGATCTATAAAACTACTGAGCGGAACTTTTTCATAAAGAACGAATGATTTTTCTTCCTCTGTCATTCCGATTCTATTGCCATCTATAAGTTCACCTGTTTCGCTTTTTTGTGTAGAAAAATCAAAGCAGATTTGTTGTAATAATTCAAAAGGTTCATTTATCGTTTTTCTACGGAATACTTGATATTGTTTGATATCTCTTTGAGGATTAGATGGCATCGTCCAGACGATGTTCAGCTCACCTTTCTTATAGTTCCATATGAAATTTAGATCTGTTGGAGTAGGCGGAGGAACATCTTCTAAACAAATTAAGGGACGCTGAATAGGCTTGGGGCGTGAAGCTATATAATAAGTCACACCAACTTCAGTTGTAACACTGTTCTCATTCGTTACAAATGCATTAGTCGATACCTCAGACACACACCTAATAGTGTAAACGTACGTAGAACCATACTTAACGAAGAGATCAACAAACTGCAGCGAATTTGCAGATTCGACTATGAAAGTTTTGTTTTTTACACTTTCATTAGAAGAATATTCATAACGATCTATTATGTAACCGATAAACTTTACTAGTGGTTTTTGTATCTTTCCACCAATATTAACTGGACTTATTGTCTCCTCGAAAGGCGATTTGTTTTGTAGTGACTTTTGATAATAAGTGTTTATCGTGCTTGACTTCACAAAAGATGAAGAAAGAAAAATATCAGGCAAAACCAAAGAATTTAACTGCACGTTTAATGTAATATCATCTTGCACCAGTTGATCAAACCCTGAAGTATTAGTAACTTTTTTTCCAGATTGATCATAAATCTTGATACCTAAAGTTCGCTCAGGTTGATCAGCAATTTTTTCAATATTTTGCAGAGCTTCTAAAAGCTGTTGTTTCTTTTCTTCGATGTTAGATTCATCTTCAGTTTCAGAATATTTCACTAAAAGCTTCTGTATAAAATTGTCGATTGAAGTAGCTTGGCTTGTTCCAAAATCTAAGACACCGTCGTTGTTGATGTCTTTAAAGGCATCTTCTATTTCTTGAACGTTAGAAAATGCATACGGAATATATTTTGATGAAGCAAACTTTTCTTCAAAAACTATTTTTGAAAAATTTTCTTTTATAGAAAATCCGGGTGAAGATGATCCTACATTGCTTCCCGCAGCAATAGTCCAATTGAGTGCGACTGCTCTTGGTACCCTTAATGAAAAATTTACGCTTTTGTAATCTATCTGTTCAGCAGAGCGAACTTTGATAGCTTCAGGAATTCCAGAATCTTCGTTGGTTCTTTCATCCGCCGTATAATAATTGTAAACAAACTCAGCGGTAAAGCTTGTTGGCTCGGGAATGCCGATGGCAAAGATGTTGCTTGATGGCTTTGAAATGTTTCCCATTTTGCACTCTATATTAATTCAATCTGCGTGAAATAACTATCGAACGTAATATCTTCTGGTCTCGTTTGTCTACGAAGATACCTCAATTGCCCATTTTCATTTCTCGTTACTATTACGTCATTATATAACTCGATATCCGCAGCCGTCGTTGCTTTAGGATCCGCAGGGTTGACATAAACTTCAAAATCATCAGGGTCAAACAAAACGTGAAAAACTCTATCAAACTTTTTAGGCATGATCAAGCTTTTCTTCAAGGCTTCTAAGTTGGTAAGTAAGTTTTCTTCCGTGTAATATTTTGTAGTAGATGATGTGGGTGAATAAGATACATTCGCTCCTGTAGATTGGAGAAATTTCTGGAACTCAGCATCTATAACGGGTTTGATTAAATCATACTGCTGATATTTCTGCTCATCAAAAAATGTTGAGGTTGTAAACTTTAGATATTCTTCCAAAATGAAGCTTGTTTTATGATTCTCTCTTGTTTCATTTTGTTGCTTTTTTTGATCCTCATTTAATACAGGAGATACGATGCTGTTGCTTTCAGCTTCTAAAGTTCCTGATACGTAATGATTTAATATTCTTGTTGGATATTCATTAGCATTAAACAAAAAGCTCAAAGGTTTGTGTACCAAAGAAGGTCGAAGTTCATCAACTCTATAAAGGTTGATTTTTATTATAGGAGCCAATCTTAAGTTGCTATTATAGTTTGAAGCATACTTTCTTGATAGCCTTCTAACAAGACCTTGTGGAATAGCTATTGAAGCAATTTTTTTATTGAATGCTTCTGACTGTCTAAATTTTGGATCGTTCTTGAAAAAATCTTTCAAAAAGAAATTCCAAGCTCCAAGATGCGTATCCTCTAAGGGTAAAAACAAATCTAGATCTGGGTTATCTTTTAGCTCCAAGAAATAAGGTAAAACGTTCTTTATTTCTGAAGAGTAAGTGGGTGTTGTGCGTTTTTTAAGATAAGATAACTTGCTTTTTACCAACGACAATTGCTCTTTTGTTATTAAAAGCTGCGCCAAAGCTGGGTCACCTATTATTTCTCTTGTGGTTCCAGCTAATCTGCTTAATGGATTTACATTTCCTTGTGTTGTTGAGGAAATGGTCGCAAAATTATTTTTGAATGGATTGATCTGCTTATATAGAGCTGCAATAAAATAGTAAAACCTGCTTAGATAATTCTTGAAGTTTCTATTTTCTTCAGCAATGCTTGTTTCTATTCTTGAGATGTAGTTTTCAAAATTCAAAATTTTAATATTTCCACTCACAGAGACGAATGGTTCTGCAATTTGCTCGACAATTATTTTAGATGGTTCACCTTCTTTAAGCGGTCCAAATCCATCCGCAGTTGCCAAACTTACAATATAGCAAATCAATTCGAACAAACCACAGAAAAACGTTGTGCGTGAAATAGAAGAGTAAAATGTGTAATAATTTTCTATTCCATTCTTTGTCTCAAACGCATAAACATTTTCTTCTGTTACTGGATCTAAAAGAGAATTCATGAACTCGGCAATCGATTTAAAAAATGCGAACGTTGTACTTGCCGAAGAATTTTTTGCATTCAATTCATTAAAAAGCTCTTCAACAAAGAAATAATTGTTCTTTTTACTTGAAGCGCCTTGTGGCTTTGTTTCCAATATTTTTATGATTTCTTGTGTTATTAATTCTTGATAAGAAATATTGACAACTGCTTTTTTAACGATCGGTTCTCCTGGGGCTAATCCTAAATCATTGGGATCATCTGATGGAGGCTCATATGTTTGTTGTTCGATCGTAGTAAGTTTGCGTGCGACGGTCGCATTAAAATCTTCATTTATGATTCCAGCTACGTAGACAAATAAAAGCGCCATTAAGCGTTTATTAAGGGTTGCTTCTCGTAATAATGCAGGACCAAAATTTGGGCTTGCGCTTACTTGTGCTGGGTTGGATAGTTGTATGAATTTGTTTCTATCCAACAATCCATTTTGAACAAGTACTTGGTTAGATATTTTTCTAAATAACTCGATTGGATGTTCAAGAGCAACACTATAATAGGCGCTCAGGCCTAGAGAATTTTGAGGTTGTTGATTAATGGTCGCAATTATTTCACGAGGCTGACGAGGTCGTGGTGTGGCACTAAAAACCAATTCTTTTCTTAGCGTGTCAAAAAAGCTTTTAAACTTATCAAGTTGCTCGTCCAATGCCTGTAAATTTTGTGGCAAAGTTGGCGGATCAATTGAAGATTTTAAATTGCTTTCTAGATAAAAGTATGATCCAGGTGTCATCACAACATCATCACGTCGTGTGCCTATGTTATCTATGATATACTCGTTTTCAAAAGTTAAAACTTCAATTGTGCTTGTTTGACTTGGATTTGCTTGTGTAGTAATCGTTTGTCTAGATTGCGCAAGGTTTATTGCAGAAAAACCTGTGTTGCCAAGCTGCACTGGTATCTCAGTTACATCGGTGCCAGACTGTCCTATTACATAATCCCAAAATCTATACTTTCCAGAAACGCTATCATCTTTTTGAAAGCCTGATGCAGTATACCAAGTATCGAAAATTGAGCTTTTCAATGCTTTAGAAAATACATGCTCTTTACTAAGAACATAGCACATCCTTGCGACATGCTTTGGAACATCACTTGTGTTCGCTTCAGAGAATAATCCCACATCATATAGAGTAGAAATATCTGAAACAAACTGATTAAATTCTTGTTCACCAGGTACATCACCATAGTTCTTAAAATTACCTGGGCTGAACTGTTGTGGCTTGAAACCAAACCGGGTCGTTCTTGAGCGGGGTGGAAAATCATTATTCGTAGAAGAACCCAATAATGTATATGGATCTTTATAGGCCGAGGAATTTTGTACACTCGGTACGATCGTTGAATCACTTAGCAATCCATTAGGCAAGCCTCTCTTTAAAACTTCTTTTAATTCAAGGCAAGATCTAACCCAGGTTTTTGTGTTAGTCCAATTTTCGATATCGGGACTTGAATCGAATAAAATGTCGGCCGCTGAAGCTGGGTAATTTGGATCTGTTGGATTCAGCTGTATTAAAGTTTGATTTTCTTCATTTGTGAATGGCACTCTAAAATCAAATTTCTTTTTTATTGCATCGACTGTATTAAAAACTCCATTGATGTCTGATATAAAAGATTCACAAAAAGAATTGATCTCAGTTTCATTAGATTTCAACTGCTGTATAACAGCATCTATAGTAGGAAGGGCCAACGTAGAATCGATCGATTTTTTGGCAGATAAAAATAGCGCATCCTGTTTTACTTGCAGCGATTGTCCTGCTGCGCTTAAATTTCCAGCATCATCATAAAGCGGAATAAAATCTGCAAAAGAAATTATTTCTGGATTTTGACTATCCACTCCAGTAGAATAATCAAAAGCTGTTATCGCAACGTTGTTACTAGGTGTCGCGGTAAAAAGGCTATTTCCTTCGTCAATAGTGAAAGTTGTTAAAGCTTTAGGTGGTAACGGTTCGCTAAGTATAGGAGTTACAGTAGAAACAACAGGTGGTTTAGGTACCGCTGCAGTTTTTGTTCCTTTTGCTTTAGTTAATTTAAAACTGGTCATATTAAAGCTCGCTTGGATCAATCAGAATAGAATTTGAACGGTTAGCGGCCGTTGTTGAATAATCATTTAGAACAGGTATTACGTAATAAATAACTGTTCCTGAATCATGCTTGTCAAAATAATCTATATGTTGATTTAAAGTCGTCGTTGTTAGAATTCTACGATTTTTATTCACTTCTTTTATGACTATGAAATGATCGTAGTTTTCTATCCTTCCTCCAAAACTCCAAGAAAGCTTAATTTTGTTAGAATCAACTCTTTTTGCTGTGACCGTTTGTAATTGCGTAGAAATTGATGAGCCATTAACTAATGTAGATGCAACAATGCCAATATCGCTTTGCTCGATTAAACTCGTAAAGCCGATTATATTTCCATCTGCATCTTCGATCGGTAGAGTTCCTTGCAACGTAGACTCTTGTAAGAAACGATATGGGCGATATGCATAAGGTTTTTTACTACTAGGCGATGTTCCTACTTTTACGTAATCTCGTAGTAGGGTCAATGGATTTTTAAAGTATGCTCTAACCTGATATCGATAATTTGAACTTAAATCTAAGTTAGGAATGAAAAGCTTTTGTCTAACTTCAGGAGAGTCACTAAAAGATATAGAAAAATTTCCTGAGCTATCTGTAGCTGCAGCACCAGGCAAGATATCAAAGGCGTCTCGTACACCTGTTTTTAAACTTATACGTTCAATTTTAAGATAAAGTAAGCTTCCGAATTTTTCTCTTGTTTGCTTGATCTCATCTGCAAAATCGTTGTAAAGATCTAGCGCTTTCAAAGCTGCATTAATTTTATCTTGATCGTTTTGTTCAATACTTCCCTGTACTGTGAATGATACGACAGGTTCACCATTGATAAAGCTAAAAGTTTGATTGGTTATTTTTGCAGAAACTGGTATGTTTTTTGAATTTATCGAATACTGGTGTAAGCGAACTATGGAGTCTCTCACCTGCCCCCTCGTCAAATATTTGACAAAGTATTCGTAGACTTCTCCATTTTTTACCAGGGTATCATAAATCACTTTATTTTGCGCCAGGTCTGAGAAAGGCAAAACAATATCTTTCTCACCAATTTTTAGTCCAGAAGAATTGTACGTTTGTTTTTCTATTTGAACTTGTTCAGCATAGCTTGGAGGAGTCAATAGTTGTAACTTAATAGCACCATCAACTGTTGAGTCTGTTATTTCTAAACCCGTTGTATCAAATGATAAATTTTCTCCAACAACAGCACTACTAAAATTTGAATTTAAAACATCATTAAAGCAACGATATACTTCAAGCTTTCCCAATAATGAAGGTGTATAAAAGGAAAAAGATTGGTTTGCTTCTAAATTGCTTGTTGAAAAGTCTGTATAAAAAGTTCCATTTCCATAACCATCCATTTGTTTCTTTTTTATGGAAACTTTTCCTGGATTAAAAGATTGTTCCACATTAAGTCTTCCCGCAGCATAAGAAAGCTTAGGTAAAGAGTTGTGGTTAGGCTGATAATATTGTTTTTGTTGATTCACATCAATTGAAACAAATTTTGTGTTGATCGGATCTTCTCTATTTTCTTTGTAAACGCTAATTTCAAAATTAACTTTTCCGAGCTCTAAAGTTGGGGTCTTTGGAAGATCGATCATTGTCTTTATGACTATTTCATCATTAAAGGAAACTTTTTTAACTAGCCCAAAGTATTCGCTATCTTCTGATTGAGAAATTAAAGCTTCATTTATGTAATACTTCTTTAGATCTTCTACAATAAAATTGCTATTTGGAATAACGTTTATCAAGCTGCCTGGATCTATTCTATACCTGCTGAGCAATTCCAAATTTAAGCTTCTAATGGATGATACGTTTATTTCGCTTGGTACTCGAATAGTTGGTTTTGTATTTTTCTCTAAAACTTCTTTGAAATCATAGAGTGATTCGACGTCTTCAGGAGATATCCCACTTAAAATCAAAGACTTTACTTGCGCATTGACATAACGATAAAGACTGACTTCTGTTTTAGCTATTATGGCATCTTGGTTTACTATATTTTGTTGTCTATTCGTATTGGTAGATGTTATTCTATTGTTAGCGGTCGCTAAATTAGGATCCTGCCCAACACCAGTAGATGTTGTGTCCTCGAACGTAGCATTCCTTGCAAAAATTTTGATAGATGATAATGAATTTTGAATTATGTCACTTTGCTTAACTTTAAGCAACAATTGAAACGTATAGAAATTCTCGCTATCTTTGATTAACGTAGCAAAATAATCGTTCACTTTTAGCGAAGTAGAAATTGAATCTGCGTTAAAAGTTATCGTCATAGAGCACCTTCAGATGGCCCAAATAAAATAGTGAATAAGTGAATAAAGCACTCAGTTCCATTATCATCAACAACAACTTTTCCAACAAAAAACACATGATTCGTGGTTGCGTTTAAAGAAAATGATGAGTTATCCAGTTTTCCATAATCAATCACATCAAGTTTTCTTGCTTGATCATTCGTTATTTCAAAAAATTGTCCAACAATTTCATTATCGCGTGATGTTGGATCAAAGATAAACTCTTTGGCTGTTTCTTCGTAATTCTTTAACTCTTTTTTAATATCAGCTAAAGTTAAAGGATCAATAGGACCCCAAGGAGCATAATCTCCTAAAAATAAGTTCGCATCTTTCAATGCAACAATATCTGTTTTATTAGTCGTAGCACTGGCCTTTTTTATTGGTGGCAAGTATTTGAAGTTGATCACATTTCTTAACTTTTCATCATTGAAAAGCGAATCAACGGTATTCACGTTTGTTGGAAATTCCATTTGACGTGTCACATCGTTTACTGGGATTCTTATTTGTACGTCATTAGGACCAACTGCAAAGTCTTTATCTTCGAATAGTTGATCTGCAGAACCTAATATTCTTAACTTATTAAAGTTATCAATTGAAGATGTTAATAATCCTTGTATTTGTGAAGCAAAATCCGCACCTCGAATTGCATCTTGTGCAAAGCTACTTGTTACGTTGTATAAAGTCGTATAATTTTTAGTATTTGACTTTAACTTTCCATCTTTAAAAGTTACCCAACGAGATATATTTTCATTACTTCCAGTTGTTGAAGTTGCATTTATACTGTTGTGTTGTCTAAATGGAATCAGATTTCCTGAATCATCAGCTTCGAACGTAATTTGATCTTGCGGAGCATTCCAAGATTCAAGATAAATTTTTGTAGTTGGGTCTTCATGCCCTTCTGACTTGTCTATTCCATAGGAAACAAAGGTGTCGGAAAAAGTGGCATACTTTATCGTAAAGTTACCATCCGCCATCTGACGGCGCCCTTCAAACGTCAATATGGCGTCGATGACTCTAGATTTATTGTCTAATATCCCACTCATGTTTACACATATCAAATATGCAGATTTATCAGTTCATTGCCCAAGAATGTTAAAGAATCTTTGAAGCCAATGTCGCAAGCTCACTACGCTCACCTTTAATTAGGTTTACATGACCAGCTATGGCATGTTCTTTAAACTTTTCAACGGCATAGGTTAACCCGTTTGTAAAAGTATCAACATGGACGTTATCGATCTGTTCAATGTCACCGGTAAGGACCACCTTCGTTCCATCTCCGACACGCGTTATGATGGTTTTTAACTCGTGCATCGATAAATTCTGAGCTTCATCAATGATAATAAAGGCATTGGGGATAGACCTACCACGGATGAACGTTATCGCCTCAATCTCGATGAGTCCGCGTTCTTGCATCAACGCAAGGTAATACTCATCTCCTACTTTCGGTTTTCCAGTTATCGGGTCTATTACCTTTTTCTTTGCAACCTTTCTACCACTGTTCATCAAAAAGTTGATGTTGTCGCGTATAGGAGAGATCCATGGTTCCATTTTTTCATCAAGAGTACCTGGTAAGAAACCAATATCTTTTCCTACAGGCTGGACCGGTCGGGTTACAATGAGCTTATCATACTTAGCATTATCTGGGTGGCCTAACCCCTTGAGCTGTTCAAGAGCAGAAGCAAGAGCTAATAATGTTTTTCCTGTGCCTGAAGGACCAGTTAATGTTAGCAGCTTTATATTGTCATCGAACAATAGATCTAATGAAAAAGTTTGTTCTTTATTTCTTGGTCTCAATCCAAAAGCCTGCTCAATTTTTTGGATTGGTACTAATGGGTACTCAGGAGAGATGCATTTAGACAACGCAGATTTAGTAGTTTTACCGTCGATACCAGTGTTCTTTATCACGATCACTTGGTTTGGATATAGTGTATGTTCTTTTGTCTCCTGTTGTGTTAAAAGGATTTGATTTTCTTGATAAAACTGGTCAACTCTTGCCTCATTAAGCTCTATTACAGCCACACCTCTATAAAAATGTTCCGCATCTGCAGCTACACGCAACTTGAGATAATCTTGACACTTTATGCCTAATGAATCACACTTAATTCTAACGTTGATATCTTTAGTTACTAAAATACAGGCTTCATTAGTTTGTTTTAATTGCAACATGAAAGAAATAATCATGTTATCAACCTTAGAGGCTTCGAGCTCTGGTGGTATGTTGGTTAAGATGTTGGGATCGATCGTGGCGATTTTAAGAACCGCGCCGTTCTGTAATAACACACCATCTACAAGGCTACCCTTTATACGAAGCTCATCTAAAGTTTTTGAAGCGTGTCGTGCATTGCGACCAACTTCATCTAATCTACTTTTATGTCGATCAAGTTCCTCTAAGATAGCTAAAGGTATGATAAGATCATTGTCTTCGAAAGAAAAAATTGCGCTTGGATCGCTAAGAAGAACATTGGTATCAAGGACATAGGTTTTTTTCATGTGGTTATATGCCAAATATACTACATTGATTTAAACAATTAATTGTTGATTTAATAGTGTTTGCTTGAAACGAGCAAACCCATGAAGAAAAAGCTAAAAATAATTCAAGACAAATCATGTTTTTCTTTGCACGAGCAGCACGGAATAAACTGTCAAAGAAAATCATGCAGCAATTGGATAAACTACAAAGCAGGACAAAACTGCGTCATAATTGCTTCGAAGGCAGGCCCTAAAACTCTCCAGGAGATCGGTAAGATCTATGGCCTGACGAGAATGAGGATCTGCCAAATCGAAAAGAATATCTACAAAAAAGTAAAAAGTATAATTCAAGACTGATCTAAGTCTTTTGATTTCTTTACTTTAAACTTTTTCTTCTGCGTTTCCTTTATTTCTTCTACAGCTGTCTCAACAAAATTAGATTCAGTCTCTTCTATTGTTTCGGCTGGTAGATCTTCTACTGTAGATTCGACAACCGGCGGCGCAGGAGCGACTTCGACAACAGGTTGAGAAACAATTTCTGGCTTTTGTTCTTTCTTGACCTTTGGTTGAGACTTAACTACTTCTTTATGCGCTGTCTCTTCTTTTAGCTTTAGGTCACGCGCTGTTTTTGGATCAAGAGTCAAAGATCCATCTTTGCTAGCCACGTAATCGCCAGCTGGATCGAGATTTTGCTCTTCAATTACTGCTAATATTGCTCTATTGTGGTGTGGCATGGGTCAATCCTTCTTTTCACCTTTGTCAAGCTCAATTGTTAACTTGACAAGCTCTTTTGATTTGGCCTGAAGTTGACGAAGTCCTTTTCTAGCACGAACACCTGCTGCGGCGGTGCCGCGGGCATTCTTTGTAACGTCATGCTCAAGAGCTTCAATTAGAGCTTTAATTTCATTCCACTTGTCTAAAACTTGGCTGTTATCCATTTTTTTCTCCTAAAATGTAACCAGAATATATTTCTGGTTCAGCGGATAGTAAATAGGTCATTGGCCGACAAGAGAACCAAATTCTTTAGGGAATAGTTTAGAATTTTGTCTATAGAAGCGCTCCCAATCCCCATCTATGATATAAGAAACAGCATGGTCTGTTTCATTTCTAATAGATCGACCCAGCGCCTGAATCACAGACTTCGCAGTTGTATATGGATACCATCTTTGGTTCTTTTCCATTCTCTTCTTCACGACTAGGTCTCCAAGGTATGGAAATGGTACCTTACAGATTACTTGAAATCTACTCAAGTCGTCGTGTAAATCCACACCTTCAGTCATAGATGGGCTCAGTAGAACCGTTGGGTCCGGACTGTTGATGTGGAGTTTGAGTACTTCATCCCTGTTCTGAGAATCATGTAGGAGTAACCGTGGTGAAGAGACGTTCTCCTTGATGTACTTGGCCACCCTATAATTCACTGCATGGATTATCCCCTTTTGATTCGAGTGTTTTTCCAGAATCATCCGGATGGTCTCAGCTACCACGGGGAGGGTCCGGTCTATCGTAGACTTCGACATACTCCCGGCGGGGATGTAGTGGATAGGTCTATTCTCGACCGGAAACGGTGACGGAATAGAAAGGTAGGCGACCTCGTCCGGATCGAGTCCAAGTGACGTACAGAAGATATCCTTGTCCACGATGGTGGCGGACATCATCAGGACACGTCCTCCTAACTTGAAAAAGGTATCATAACTGTAGGGGGAAACATCAATCGGTTTAAACTCGTATTTTCTACCGGCTTTCTTGTTGTCAGGTGGTGGTGCTGAGATGGCCATAGTCCAGTTCTCTGGTTTGTAGACCTCGATGAACCGGTTCACCTTGCAGATGTGTTTGTCAAGAATCTCGTACTGTTTCGAGTGTACACCGTAACCCTCGATATCGTTGCTAAGTTTCATCAATGATTTTTCGAGAGATGCGGCATGTTTCTGGGCCGCCTTTAGATACGTGGTTCTTACCCAATCATAGATAGCTTGCTGGGTATCGTTACGGGGTGGCTTACACTTGATGATGTCTCTTGCAAACTTTTCAGAAAATGTGACTTCAATGAACTTTCCTAATTCAGATTCTGTATTGTGAGCCTCATCAACGATAAGAAGTGCTCGAGGTTCCAATTTTCCTGCGTACATCGATTCAGCAAGGATGTATGGAAAGTTTGTGACGGAAATAGGTGAATCAATGAACTGCTGCTTTTCAATAGAATAAGGACAGCTCATCTTGCAGTGCTTCTGGAATTCTGTTCCAGATAGCTGCTTTGCAAGCTTTGATAATATACGCTTAGATTCCGCGCAGGATTGATCCTCATAAAATCCACACTGATAATTGTTGGAAGATTTGATGGACCGGACGAGACTTTTTCCCGATTCAGGACCAAAGTCTCTGAGATACTGTGCCTGAAGAATCTTCTGGGTCGTCACAACATAGGCACCTGTCAAAGGTTTTCCATCTTGATTTTTTAAGGTAGGAGCGTGAGCCTCCATATACCTTGCAATGGTTACACCGGTCGCAGACTTACCTACACCTGTGCCAAGCTCAAGTATGACGCATTTTTTCCCTGATTCATAAGAATCAAGTGCAAATTCTATCGCCGTCTGCTGTTCCTTTCTAATTTTTTCGAAAGGGAAATAGTGAGCATAATTGTACTTCGGCATCTCTTTAACAATACCACAAGCAAAGTACAATTTGCAAATTAGATTTTGTCACCGATAATTTTATCTACGATTCCCATCTTAACCGCTTGATCCGGGGTCAAAAAGAAATCATGGCCAGCTTTCATTAATCTATCGATATCTTCTTTCTTTAATTTTGTTTCTGTGAGCAAAGCAGAAACCATGAGCTCTTGAAGTCTTTCAAATTCTTTCATTTCGTTCATCGCTTCAAAGACATTACCAACTAATCCACCTGATATCGGATGAATCATGATTCTTGCCGAACGTCCAATCATTCTCTTCCCTTTGACACCAGATGCAAGAAGAAGAACTCCGGCGGACATGACCTTACCTAAAGCAATAGTATGTACAGGACAGGGTAAAAACTTAATGGTATCATAAAGAGAAAACATTTCATCGACAGACCCGCCATAGGTGGATATCACAAGATGAATCGGTCTATGGTTTTGATTTGCAAGGTGCAACAATTGAGCTATAATCATAGAGATTGAATGTTCATTCACCTCGCCATGGAGGACGACCAACCTTTCATCCGAGCCATGAGGAAGACCAGAAGAATACTGAAAATCTTCTATGCTATTTCTGCTTTTATAAGAAGCCTTAATCGATCTTCCCACTGTTGCCTCCTTCGTAAATTCCACTTATCGTTAGATCTGGTATGGTTTCTTTCAAAAACGCAGATATCTCTTGGGCCTTCTCTATATCTTCTAATTCCAAACTAAGATAGTACATGATTAAGTGTCTTTGTCTTTCTGAGATTCCAAATTGAGATATTTCATGTACAATTTTTCTTGCTGTTAGATTTTCTTCCGCAAGCTTTTCTGCCTTGGTTTGTCCATACATCTCGGTCATTAAATTCCTCCTACTTTTCTTGTAAAAGGCTCTACCTTGCATAGAGATTCACCTAAAATTCTAATATACTTTCCGTGTAATTCATCGCCTTCTGTCTCTGTAGTTAATATGGCGATTGAACCCCATTGTTTATTCTCTACAATAAATTGCACGGCTTCCCAAGTCGCTAAATCCGCAGAGTTTGAATCAAGTATACCTACAAAATTGACGTGAAGAGATGGTCGAATATCATCAATTTGTAGTATGGAGTTCATGTTTTCTTTACCTGAAATAATTTCAGATTTACAAATGTCTATCACTCTATGCACAACTCCGCAATTGTTGCATTGTGCATATTTTACAACAACGTCACCATTATCTTGAACAACAGAAAAAACAATGAATTTATGTGCAGGAGGATCTTCCATTTTTTTAAATTGTGGAAGAATGCACCTACACGTGATTAGATGTTTTTGTCCGTAGCTCATCGCTTCTTACGAGATTCAGAAGTTGGCTTGGAATTATCTTTAGGTTCTGTTAAAATTTGTGAAACACTCTTTTGAAATGTCTTGAATCCTCTTTCATAACCTTGTGCAATGGAAGCTTCAACAATTTTTAGAACATTTACAAGCTGTGCTTCTGTTAACTTGAGCTCGTCTTTTTCTTTTGCATTACCAGTGGTTAGGTTAGATTTTACAAGATCTTTAGAATATTCAACTAAATTAAAAAGAGCTTTTGAGATTTTGTCTACTTGGTTCATTTTTCACCGCCAAGTAAAAGTGTATAATATTTATGGGCACCCGTAAACCAACTTCTTATATCATGGCAAAGACTTTAAAAGAAAAATATTCAAGTAAAAAGCTGGATGAACTTTCAACAAAAGTTAGAAATGCAGAACTAGCTTTAACTGAAGGCAACAAAGATAGCCATGCGAAGCTATTAATAGAAGCTTTGGACGAAGATGAGTATAAAAAAGCCACTGAAGTTATCGAAAAGTTGAAGAAACTTAAAGACGCAGCAAAAGATGCTGAGATGGACTTGCTTTTTGGCGCAATCGATGCCATCATTAAAGAAATTAACAAGTACACGGGCGGCGGAGATCTTGCTAGATTAGGTGGAAAGATATCCAGCTTATTCAGTAAGACTCCTGCAAAAAATCCTATTCTTGCCGGCCTAGCTATGGCTGAAGTTTTAGAAAAAGGATTCGAACTTCTTCCAACAATTTTAAAGAACAACATTTCAGATATCGAAACGAACAAAGAAAAACAAAAGATGTCTCTTGACGATGCTGTTAAAGATGATGAAGCACTCAAAAAGAATATCCTCACAAATTTAGAAAAAGCTTTCGTACCGAGTGGAAAGTTTGGAAAAGTATTTGGTAAGATACCTGGGATTGATAACAAAAAGCTTATTACAGATCTAATGTCGGCGACTCCTGAAAAGTTAATGGGCTTTAAAAAGCTTTTAGAGGCCGGCCCTCAAGTCGATGATCTTCCAGTTGAACTAACTAATCCAAAAGAGGCAGGAGCAGCGGTCGCGGCAGGAAAAGAAGGAGAAAAACAAACTCCAGAACAAGAAAAACAAAATGTAGTTTTGGTTCAAACCGCAGCTAAAAAAGCTGGGATTAAAGAAGAAGAAACAGTTACTAGATTCCTAATCAACATGATGGGATTTAAGGAAGGTATCAAACACCCATACGCCGATACTGCGATTGAAGTATTAAAAGCATACGCAACTGGCGCAAAGGTTGCTGATGGACAACTTGACGGCTTTGTTGATGGGCTGGCCATCGATAAGAATAAAGTCGTCAAGGACATCAAGGATAGAATAACCGCAGCTGAAAAAGAGAAGGCAGATAAAGCTGCTAAAGAAGCTGAAAAAGGTGGGGCCGCTGCAGGACAAGCTGGGGCCTTGGCTGCAGGTTAATCGCTGACCATCGCACCAAGATTAACAATTGATTCTTTAAACTTTTGCATAAAGACACTTCCAATTTTGAAACTGGCAAGTGGATAGTATCTGCCTGCCCAATCTCCTATTCCATGAGTCGACGCTGATTTTACAGCTCTTAGACAACGATCGATCATAAAAGATTTTTTCGCTTTGTTTCTATCGTCTCTTAGTCTAATCGTAACTCTACGCATTCCTAAGTTTTGAATACGCTTGGCAATCATTTCTTTCGTTGCGTCAAACTCAGTTTCCAAAATCTTTTTTTGCAATTGGTTAATGTGAAAATCTACCGCGTGCGCTGTTTTAACATTCTCTATTAAAACGCCCGATGTCGTAATATCGATACACTGTACTCTTGGATAAGTTGAAATATCAACTGTACTAATCAACTGCCCCTTTAAGCTTGACACTACGTCACCACCAGAAACTACTGCAATATCGTTTAAAAGATTTACGCCATCTAAATCATACTTTGTTATGACGGGTATTACAGCTAGCGTACCTCTGTCATAGTTTACTTTTAATGTATGAACAACCTCATCTGATAGTCCACGTAAAAATACAATAATTGTTTCTTTACTTTTTGATGCATCTTCAAGTATTCTATGGATTTCAGAAACACTTTCTATATAGCCATCGATACAAAGAACTTTTGGATTCAAGAATTTTGTAGATTTTAAAGAGAAAACAGGCTGCACATCTTGAAAAAAACTTCCCGATGTTAATTCAACCAAATCTGTATCACCATTGGCTGGATTGGGAGACAGAACAATTTTTCCATGTAAGCCAGCAAGTATCAGCGCGTCGTAAATAAGATCTTTTTCTTTCGTGTCCGCAAAAGTAGCTAAAACTTTTTCTAAGCTATCTTTATTAAAGACAGCTGTTTTCACATCAGTAACAGAACCGGATAAAAGAAGATCAATAAAAATGTCAGGAGATCCAGGGGAAACGGACTCGGCTTTTATCAAATGAGAAAGAAGCAATTCAAAAAGAATTGATTCACATCGATCTTGAAATTTTAGTGAAGATATTTTTTGTAGATCAAAAAAATTAGTTTGTTTGACAAACGTTTTAATTTGATCCAAGATTTTTAGATATGCAGCTTGAATTTCTTCAGCACTATAAACAGGCTTCACATAGAAAATCTAAGCATTAATTTGAGATTGTACACGATAAAAGGGAATTATGGCATCGTCTTTAGCACTTGATAAACAACTTTGAATAACAAAGTTACTATGCCGCCCCCTAGTGCGACTCCGCACCATTTTATTGCGGAAAAAAGCGTGGTTTGAAATTTTTCTACACTGACAATCGCACTTTCAAGCCTTTGAACTTTTAACTGTAATACATCAGCTTCTTTTTCGCAATCTTCACTCGCACCTTGCCTCTCTTGTTTCCATTCTGAAATTTCTGTCAATGTCGACTTTTGTGCAGCAATTCTTGCGAAAAGACCATCGTCAGGATCATAGATGGCATCATGAATTTTATCAACTTTTGAAACTATTTGACCCTGACTTGTTTCAATCGCGTCGATCTTATACAACAATCGATCAAAACCACCATTGAGGGCCGCGGCGTTGTCGAGTTTTTGATGTATATTATGCAGCAGCCGATTTGAATCAACTGCTTCACTTACAGGTTCATCAACGATTGCTTGTCGTTTTATTTTTTTGTTCATTTTTAACTCAGGTAATTATTAG